AAACAACGAACGCCAGCACCCAAGTTTTAGACACGACTACAGACTGGGTATTAGCCGGAGGAATCGGTGATGCAGGAATATCACCACAGAACACAAATGCGCTACTTGTTTCCAACTGCCCACCAGGGTACAACATAGAACTTTGGAGATTGCGTAGTGGTAAGAATTACGATGTTCGACAAACGCGTAGTCGTAGGTGGAGACCTTTCCTGAGAGTTTCCCCTGCCAATGGGAGATATATTTTCAACAGTTTGATACTTGGAAACGGCCACAAGCGTCACATCGGAACATGCCTTTACAACCCAACCACAAATGCGAGATCGCAGGTAAAGCTATGCGCAATGCTTACGAATTCCGAAGGCTTCGCCAACCGCAAAATCCGCGTTTTCACCTAACCCTGCGTTGAATCGGGAGAGTGTCAATCGGTCTTCGTATTCGGAGTTTGTCAACCGGTCTTCGTATTCGGAGTTTGTCAACCGCTCTTCCGATTCAACGCAGGGTTAATGGACTAAATATATGTTTTCGCAATGCGTTCAGAAACAGGAGCGGGTTCACGATTGCGCATCTGATCGTTCTGCGTCGTTATCTGCATTAAAGGCGGCCCCCGATGACACTATCCAAGTATGTGTTGTTGAGAATGGTACACCTGGTTGGTGGGGCCGGATTACGATTAAACAACAGGAGGTTACAAATGATACCCGATCACGTTCTGGTTCCTGATGGTGATGGTGGATATTACAAATACATATATCAAGATGCTCCAATCCCCCCAGAACATCCGGTATGGATTGATATGCGGGATGTGATGCCGCACAACGCAAATTCCGACAATCCAAACTGGACAGGCGGAAGCGATTGGGCTATAGTGGAAAGTAAATCCGCAATCACAATTCACCATGTTGGTGTTGAGGGCGCGTCTGCCATCAACGTTGCGAAGTGGACAACGCGCCTGTATTCGAGTGGTGGAAAGGGGTTGCCGAGACTCCAATATCATTTCTGGATTGATCGTAACGGGACTATACGATATTGTACAGATTTAAAGTATGGGTTCTGGCATGATCATGGTGGCTATCCAAATTCACATATCTCTGTTGTATTCGCTGGCCGTTGTGATGTAACGCGGCCACCGCAAGTGCAAATGGATGCGGCAGTAGAGTTGGTACAGTATCTAAAAGACGAATACAGCCTTTCCGTTGTACGCGGACACAACGAAGTTAGCAGTGGACTGACGATCTGTCCGGGGTGGAAAAAGTGGAAAGACGACTTTCTCAACCTGCTTAATTCGCCGTTGTCATTCGCTATAGTCGATCTTGAATAAAGGAGCATCATGCAAGAGGCTATGCAGGTATTGTCATTGATTATTTACGCCGCTGGAACATTTTTGTTGTATAGGCACATACGAGAGACAAAATGGTACTCGATCTTAGTGCCGTTAATTATATACTCTATTCACGCTTGTCTTTTCTACATTTGCGTTTTGTTTACACATTTTGGCGTAATTCTCTGTCCATTAGACCCAACCGAGTGGAGCACTGTGCTTAGATTCCAGGCGGGGTTAAGCCTGTTGTACTTCGCGTTCGATTTGGAAAAATATAAGATACACGGGAGAAGTACATGAATGATGATTTTTTAACAGTAATGGAGCACTTAACGACCGCGCTAATTACGGCATTAACAACATGGTTGCTCACGCGTCGCGAAAATAATGCAAAGGCATACTCCGTTGAAACGGAGGCGCAATTGACTCTTGCTAAGTATGAGGATCAGGCTATGACTAAAGTTATAGCGTCTCTCGATCAACACATAGAGAGAATGCAAGAGCAAATTGATTTGCTTAGTGTAAGAAACGAAGAATTACGTCAAGAGCTTTCTGACCAACGTGATCAATACGATTCTCTGCAACAACGATGGATCAATGAACGTCGTGCCTTGAGAGAGAGAGTCGCAGAGGCCGTAGAAATCAACACTGAATTGCTTAAGGGGATTAAGCGTTTGCTTGGGCAATTGAAAGAATTTGAGGCAACACCCGCTTGGATACTTAACAATCAATTGTCGCAACGAATCGCCGACACAAATCAGTGGGGTACGCTATGATCGATTTTGTGCTTGGTATTTTTGGCGGGTTTTTCTTTTCGCAGATTATTTATCCGCTTACTCATGGCAAGCAGTCGCCGGCGCCTGAAACGTTCGGACTTGTGATTGGCGGTCTGGTAGTGTTGTTTGAAATGCAGGTTGTTGGCGCGAGCAAGGACGCTATGAGAAACGCGGCTTTGTCATTCGCGTCAGTTGGTATTGGGGTCGGGTTCAGTCGTGTGCTTATGGCGCACGAACTTTAATTTTTGGAGGATTGAAATGGAAATCGCTGTTAGTTTATTGGTCGGAGCATTGGTGTTACTTGCTGGGTATGCAGTATACACATACATACCACAGATTTTGCGTCGGCTAGACTCTGATTTGCCAGCCCGTGAAGTCGAAAGCATCATACGGATTTGGGCAATGAGAGCCATCATTGCTGGGTACAAGGCGAGTGAGGAGGCCCTTAATACGATTGACAAAAAGTTAAGCGGGGCTGACAAAAAACAAATTGCCGATAGTCTGTATGCGCTTATCCCAGATTCGATTCACGGATACGACGTGTCGATTGTAAAACGGTTCATTCCTAAAGAACGCTTTGAGGTTATCGTTCAGGATGTATACGATGAATTTGACACTTTCTTTGACATGCATCATGAGAAGTTCAGACAGATTGTAGTGAATCTATAAACAGAGAATCCCCCTCAAACCGAGGGGGATTTTTTTTAATTTATTCATTCTCGTTCCCGTAAGTCACCCATCCGGGCCTGTGCCGCCTTGCGAATAGCTCTAGCTTGTTTTCAATCATCGGATACATATAATCTATACGATCTTGAATCTCCTCTGGCTTCTGGCTGTGGACGGGAGATAACGGGGCGTACACAACTTGGGATAATTTCCTATGTTCTGCATGTCTAAACGGTTTCCCTTTCCTAGCAAGTAACACTATCTCCGCGTTGCTTGCCGTGTAGTATCCAGGCCCGAAGAATGTGGCCCCCTCAATTGCCTCTTTCAGTCCGCCACTCACAAAACTGGTTTGCTGTGTATTCTTCTCTTTCCACACGCCGCGATTCATCTTTATCCACGCGAAGGCGGTTGTTACATACGTTAATCCCCAAGCAGAAATCAAACGTAGGGCCTGATCTAGTAACGGCATCGTGGCCCACATGTATAGGTGACATCTATCAGCCATTAACCCTTGCATGTCAAAACTTGCAAGGGCTTTTTCCTTCATTTGTGTATAGTGATGGCAAGCTCCGATCCCCCGTGTCGGAGTCTTGCCGTCTTTTCGCACTCTCTTCTGATCGTTATAAAACCATGGGGGATCAGCTACTATTATCTGGAATCTTGGCAGGTTGTATCTATTTATATTCCAGATGTCGTCTTTGATTTGCCTGTTCATTGTTCTGCGCCATATTCCCATTCGTTACGTCGGCCCGCGTCGCGGTTCCGATTATGCGATCTGCGTGATTGTTCGCGTAATTTACGATTACTGTTGGAGGAACGTTGTGAGAGCGTGTTCCCAGCGTTCATTTGCACAAGATCGTTAACGGCTTCCTTGAAATCACCGAACTGTTGAATAGCGAACACAACTAGATAGACCGCAACCACTTCCGATAGAAACGTCAGCGTAAACAACGCATCGGCCATAGACATTAACAAAGGTGCGGTTTTTGCCTTGAATAACGTGTCAATGACCGAATCAGCCACAGTCACAGCAGACCCGAATACTTTAATCCAGGCAATTCTAGCTTGTGCTTTCTCTTTTAATGCTAGATAAGGGATGATGACAGAGGTCATTGTCGGCAATGCGGCAATGAACCAAGCTATCAAGTCACCGTTAATTTTCATGGTCGGAACACTCATATATGCGGCATGCGTAATCTGGATGTCTTCTCGCATTATCGTTGATGCCCACCACATAGTGAAAACAATCACAGCTATGTATCCGATCACTTTCAGGCCGGGGGAATTTTTATCGAATAACGAAAAATTCATAAGGTATCTCCTTGTAATCTTTGTTTTAGAGTCGTTCTGCGCACGAGTTTTTCATGCGTTTTGATTGCGCGAGTGATAGCGGCGCGACTGCCGATGTAAATTACCAGTTCGCGGGCGCGAGTATGCGCCGTGAACAACAACCGCCGTTGAAGCATACGCCCGTAGTTTTGGGATACTGGAATGACAACAGCTTTGTACTGTGACCCTTGCGATTTGTGAACAGTCATTGCCCAAGCGTAAATGTAGTTGCGCAATTCACGGGGCGTGTACATTTCTTCTCTTCTCTTGAATCGAACGTAAATGAATGAGTTTGCTGTGTCAATCTTTGTAACCGTACCAATATCTCCGTTGCTAAGACGGCGATACGAATCGTTTTCTGTACACATCAGACGATCTCCAACGCGAAAACGGCCAAGTTCTGTATTACCAGAACTCTTTGGATTTAGGGTGTTACGTAATCGCTCATTGAGTTTGTAAACACCAGCGATGCCTTTCTTCATTGGAGCTAACACAGCAATCTCCTCGATAGGGATCGCACGGCGTTTAGTGATCTCGCTCGCCACAATACTAACAGTTTTACGAGCAATCTCGTCATCGCTCCGCGTTTCAATGAAGTACGTTTGTTTTCCAGGCTCCATGTCGAATTCAATCTGTTCACCAGCCAAAATTCTTCTGGCGTTCAAGGTAATGCTCGAATTCTCAATCCATCGGTGCGTACCATTCAAACGAACGACAGGTACAACTCCGCTCTCAATAATGTCATCCATTACAGCCCCGGCCCCAACAGATGGCAGTTGGTTGACATCCCCAACGAGTAACAGGTGCGACTCGTCTGAGATTGCTTTAACCAAAGCGGCCATCAGCACGGTGTCATCCATAGACGTTTCGTCACCGATAATATAGGAACATGTCAGTGGCTTTGTAAACTTACCACCCCTATAACCGAGTGCGCTATGAATTGTGGATGCCTCGTGTCCAGTAACCTCACGTAACACGTCTGCAGCCCGACCTGTCGGTGCTAATAAGCTAACGCTATGACCAAGACGGGATAACTCAATCAACACAGCTTTCATGATAGAAGTCTTCCCTGACCCAGGCCCACCCGTGATAATGGACACCTTGCTTTTCACTGCTAGTTTTACGGCTTCTTCTTGCAGATGAGTTAGTTCAAAACCAAGCTCTCGTTCGACGGATTCGCTGTCGAACTCGTATTCGTCCGTGTCGAACCGGGACGGGGTGCTCATGATCTTCTTGATTCTCTCCGCAATCATAACCTCAGCAGAGTACAGACCGAGGTTATATACACGAAATCGCAAGCCGATTTGAGCTAATTCCACGTAGTAATTATCTGAAATAGTTCGCATGCGAACTATTTGTTCGATTGGCAAGAACTTGCCATTGTACTCAATTCCAGTTCGTGAGCCGTCAGCGAACTCGCTGACTCCGAGCTTGTTGCATAGCGAAATCAAAGCATGGATATGGTAACTATCCTCGTCGTCTTTGGAAAATACGATAGTGTCGCTTGCGTCGAAATCGGGTTCAATGACAACTTGTTTATCTGCCGCCCCCTCGTCGAGGGCATCAACCAATCTGGTTGCATTGCACTCAAGCAATTCGGCGGTGGCGTCAATAGCCTCGTGTAAATAGGAATAAGTGTGACCTTCCCGTGATTCCTCATGCAGCATGTACCGAAACCCGGCAACCAGACGGTCGGGCGAGTTTGGTTGCACGCCAATGCTCATCGCAAAGGTGTCAACCGTTTTGAATCCAAGCCCGCGTAACCGCGTCAGGATATATGGATTCTCGTTGATTTTAACCTCAGCGTCGCTCCCGAATTTGTCATAGGCCATTGCCGCAAATCTAATTGGCAGTCCATTTCCAGAGAACAAACCGACGAGATTGAGCAACGACCTGACGGACAACCAGGACTCGTAAATGCCCAAGTATGACTTCGCCCCAATTCCATTTACTTCTACGAGTCGTTCGGGTTTGTTATCCAAAACATAAATAGTGTCTTCGCCGAATGTATTGTAGATGCTGTAGGCCAACCTCTTCCCAACACCTTTTACAATACCCGATGAAAGGAAATCAAGGATGGCGTCAACGTTGTCGTCGAAACTAACATCATATCCCTCGACCTTTAATTGGAAGCCATATTTCTGAGTGCTCTCGTACTCACCCCAGAAACGGCCAGTGATCCCCTCAGCAAGGACTGGCATATTGCCGGTAACAGTTACAGTCCCGGTAGATTTGGCACTTGTTGCGCTCAACAATGATGTGAATGTATCAACACTATTACATTCTGTGCCTCTTTGTGTCTTTAATACAATGGAAGCAATTGCAAAGCCAGTCTCTTCGTCACGGTAGATAATCTTCTCGACTTCTCCGGAAAATTCTTTATACATTGATAAATCCTTTGTGTGTGTAGTCTGTGTACTGATTAACTACACTTTTTTTATAGTTGCACCCGATGGGGGAGGGGTAGATGTGACATTTGCAACAAATGCAATAATGTCATCTCGTGTGATCCCCGGTAGCCAAACGGTTGGTTTGCGTTCTCTAACCTCGGTGCATAATCCCGCACGATGGAATAAGAGCAATATTGCTTTTATGTCAGAGCGAGTGAATGACTGGCTCTGCCATCGTCTGAACGATAGGACATCGGGTTCCCCGAACTTAAGAGCTATAGCCCATATCTTGGACTCGTCTACTTCCCACCGCTTACCTTGTCTCCCGCTTGGATGTGGGCAAGACACCTTTGGCCCCGCCCTTCCCGTAACCCACACCGGCGTTATAACTTTCTGAGTTTCAAGTGTTGTCTCGAATCTCAAGAACTCTGCCGGTTTTATATCAGTCAGATACGGTTGTGTGTTGTGTAAGATGAGGGCCGCACCAGTTTCGCCGTCCCAGGCAATCACTTGGTGCTTCTGTCCATTTTTCAAAACAGCGATTATCCGGCGCGTTTCACTTACTAACACTGTTCTCCTCCAACCTGCGTTTCATTTCGACGATTGCTGGCTCAGTATGTTTAGCCACGCGCTCGAAAGTATTTACGAAATCTGATATTTCTTCTGGTTCTCGTATTAAGAACAACAAGTCCATTGCCCATTCACTCCACCCAACCGAGTGTACTGAACAGCGGGCGTCTTGATGGAACCACCGGCTCAACATTAGCGCGTTGCCGGGATGCCATAGTACATCCTGCTGTCCAACCGGTAATGCACTGCGCTGAACAATCTCGTGCATGTCGGTAGCTAACAACGGCGTTTCTCCTATGGGTTGCCCTCTATAATCAATCGAGAGCAAGTCTCGGTTAGTCCATGCCTCGCAAATACCCCAACATCGGGCCATCAACGACTGTCTAACCTTTGGGCGATTGTTACGCCCCTGCATAATTTCGTCATAGACGTGTCTCGCGTCCAACCGAATCATGCTTGCGGTCTGTGTGTTGTTGAGTAATTCCACGAGAATACTACACTCTGTATTACTCAGTTCTTTGAATGAGTTTATCTCTCTTCCGAATATTGCCGAAGCTAATACCCTGCGAATTGTCCTCTTGGCAGGCTCTTTCATACCATTGCTAATGATATATCCTGCGTATGTTCCCGTGATTTGCTGGAATTTTATTACCGCTGCTTGGGCAGGTTTGCGCCCCCATTCCCCAATAGTTAACGCACCATCAATAGCGGCCTGCGTTAACATGTCCTGATTATCTCTAAGCCAATCAGATATTAGAAGCATTATATCTTACCTAAAAATTGAACTTCCCTGTGACGTATACTATCGTATTCTAACTCTGTGGGCGATTTATAATATCCGCCACGTCCACCGCAAACGTCACATTGTAACTTTACCCAAAATGGCTCACATTTCGGGCAATCGATCCATATGGCTGGTTCTTCTTTGATGTTGTGCCGAACAAGCCATTCTTTATACGTAAGGGTTTTCATCGTTGTGGTTCTCCGTATTTTTCCGTGACTAACCGTTGTATTGCGCCTATCACCTCGTCTGGCGTAAGGAGAAAGACGTTAACCAACCCGTCTTCCCCAAACAGAACGTCCATTTTCTCTTGTGTCCATAGTAGGTGATAGGCTGTTAATCCAAACAATCGCGCAACATTGGGTTCTACCGTCCAGTGTTCGCGTTGTGTGTATGTTACGTATCCGCGCAATGGGCCAGCCAGAGCTTTCTTTCCGGCTGTTCCCCAGCATTTTCTCCACAGCGAGTCTGGTGAATTCTCATACCCACTCGCATATCTGATACCCCGCATTGTAGGCCCCATGACACGGACGTGCGTCATTCCCAATATGAGCGGGATGAGACCATAGCAAAATTGGAGGCGTTGAGCGTGGCGACGTTTGCCAATAGGTGTTCCCGGCCCGCCAGATTTAGCGAATTGCTTGAGATATTGTTTGGAGAATAACTTTAATCTATTGATGTCCATACTGTTCAACTGCTAGTATAGCATCTGTGTAGTGTGTGTCAAGTGATTACTTGGGGAAGATCACGCTATCCTCAATTCGTCGCCATGTAATATAGGCTTCTTCCATTGAGGAATAACAATACCTCCACGGATATTCTCCATTTTCCATATCGCCGTTGAACGAAAACTCACCATTGGCGTTTGGAAATTTAGCGAGAGCTTTTCCGTCTAGGGTTATTACATAATCCCTACCCTTTGGCGATCTATTGGCTACAACATGCTCCCTGGTATACGGAGCAATGGAGATCATAGAGACGGCTTCTTTTACCGGTATGAGTATTTCGTAATTGCCAAGATTAGTCATTATCTTTCCCCTTCATAGTGTGGACTCCCAAAGATCGCTCTGTATGGGAGGTTGATATAGTATGTGAACCTTTCCCCTTCTGGGTTAACCGTCACAACTTCGCCAGACGGAAGCTGCTTGGATACAAGTTTAGCTTTGGCTTTGGTGACAACTGCATCAACACCAGCCCATTTGTTACCAATGCTAACCGTGTTGTCGCGCTTCATGTTAATCTGAGTACAAGCAATGTTGTGTCCGCCTGCGCCACCAAACATAGAATGTGGATTTTCCCAATCGCTAACGCCGCTCTTCGTGAACTGATTGAAGACCACGGCTACTAAGCGGTTGCGAATTGCCACTTGCTCAATGTCTTTGAAGAACGTAATGAACATCTTCCAGTCATTTGGTAGCATTTTTTCGCTCTGGTAAATGAAAGCATAAGCATGATCGATTATAACAAAGGCGTCATGGATGCTCTCTAACCTGGCAATGACATTCGTTGGGGTACGGCTTCGCATATCGTGGAGATAGAGCGGTAAGTTTTTGGGTATGGTGTTATCCCATTCTCTGCGTATGTAGTCAATCTTGTCCTGCGTTCTCGAATTCGGATCGTATTGCATATTCGATAGCAACCAAGCGGGTACGCGCATGTGACTACTCAGTACAAGCGAGCGAGCGTCAATTGTGTCAGTCTCTGCAAGTAGAACATGACTCTCGATTCCGTGTTTTGCGTTCCATAGAGCCGACTGGATTCCAATGGTGGTTTTCCCGCTGTTGGGTGAGCCGACGATGATGTGTATCTTGCCGCTGACGAAACGTAGTAGTTTGTCGAATGGTTTAATGCCGAGGGCTGTTGACCACGTAGACAATCCAGCAATTTCGTCGGCTGGGTTTTGTACAGCGTGGATGTTATCACGGGTAGCATTGTGCTGAATCTCGGATAGTTTGACACGAAGTTCCTGCAACTTGTCATCTAACGCCTTTTGTTTATCGTAACCGATGTCTATCATTTGCTCAGATAGTTCAATAATCTGGCGGTTGATAGATTCTGTTAGGACTATCTTGGCATAATGCGCGGCATGCGGGGCCGAGGGAGTGGAGTTAACAAACTCCATTACGGCCTCCACGCCGCCGACTGCTTCAAGTTTACCATCCTTGTCCAATTCTGATGACACGGTGATCACATCAGGATTTCCCTGCGATATAGCGTTTAGAATCGCTGTGAACATCCATTGGTGTTTCTCTAGGTAGAAGTCAGACGCCTTCACATACCTGACGACATTAGTGACTTGCGCGGGATCGAATAGCAATGCACCGATTACAGCTACCTCGGCTTCTATGTTGTGCGGATAACCCTCGTCGTTCATTTCCACTCTCCGTTAATGACCACGGCGGTTCCGTATTGCCGAGTGTACAATAGCGTGAACACATCGTTTTTCACCGTACGCCCATCGGGGTTGTTTAACACGACTAGCATTGGGGCATAGATTAACAGATCGCTAACCTCGGTATCTTTTTGTGCCATACGTGCGCTGTACAAAGCTGTTGTATTCGTATAAGCCACGATATGCTCACCTTTATGATGTTTATCATTCCCGAAGTTTTTTGTGAGCAACGCTGCAATCTGAGCGGCAGCGGCCCCGGAATCTACCCCATTGACGTATTCAATCACAATTAAATTTGGTTCTTCCTCAATGGGGTTGAGAATGAAATTACTGGGAGTCAAACCGGCTTTGGCTATAGCTCGGTTGTAAGTAGCGCGAGTACGTTTATCCATCCTCGCCAATCGCGGTGACGGAACCGGAAAACAATATGATAGCGAACTCAGTGCATTATGTCCATCTCTTTGCCTATCCAGCCAATGATGAGCATGGCAAATAGTTGGGATCAGATCGCCACTATCTATACTGTAATAATCGGTTGTATCCGGCTTGCATCCACAGTACCGTTCTCTGGCATAGAAGTGGATATAGCTCTTTATCACGTAATCAAGGGCTGCATTCATATCAATCGTCTCCAAGTACCATCTCGGTCTCTACAGAATATGGCTTCTTTGTGTATTACATATACCTCGATGTTGCCTAAAAGTTCTGCGGCTTTCTTTAACATTCCCAAGTATTCGATAACAGTCGGAGAGACTTGAACTACTTGTTGTCCGTAACAAAATTGACATTCGGTTCCGTATTCATTCTTTCCAGTTCCGTTACAGCGCGGACATACATGCTCGCTGTCTGGTAACTCTGTTATATTGTTTGTTTGTAACCACTCCCTGTACGGAAGAAAAGTACGAGTCATCTTCGGGCCTCCTCTAAACCATATTCTATCCATTGCCGAACGGACGCCCCCATTTCGGAGGCGTCTTTCTGCGTAGGAGTCCAGGCAAAGGCGTTATGCAATTTCCGAATCCACCATTCCCTTGCCACCATCCCGGCATCGTCATTGTCGAACGACGCTAACACAACCGGACATTGTTCTAACATAGCAATCCATTTAGAGCGTCGTGACCCTGTGTTCGCCCCGGTTCCAACTGGGGTGATGAGATCGCCTGCATACCGGTCGATAATCAGGACATCGAACTCACCCTCGACTATAATCGCTGGCTTCTTTGGGCTGAGTTGATCTGCGTTGTACAGTGCGTTTTTCCACCCGGCAACGCCATAATACTTTGGCTCGCCGATGGGTCTACGGATGTTCACGCGCCACAAGTTTCCCCCACTGAACCATGGGATAGTTACCCCACGTGGCAACCAGACGGATTTGTCACTCTGTTCTAATCCCCAACGTTCTCGACTATCATACTCCGGGGTTCCGGGATAGTACCCAAAATATTCGTGGACGATAGTTTCTTCTTTCACCCCGCGAACATTGAGCAGCCAGTTTAGAGCTTTCGCCCCAGCCTCGCTCCACAGTGCGGTTTGTGCATCTATAGCGAAATTCCAGGCTCTATCCTGCCATTGCTTACTCGGAGGTCGTAATGGCTGTTTCCTGGGCTGTTTTCGTAAAACCGATGCCGGATAACGCTTGGGGTCTTTTCCCCTGCGGGCGTTATAAGCATCCTTTGCGGTGATGCGTTTCGTTTCGACTAAGTATGCTACATAGTCGCCACTCTTTCCACATTGCCTGCATTGCCAATGATTGGCTTCCGGTTGAACTCGGAATCTATCCGTGCCTCCACAAAATGGACATGGGCCGTGATATTCTCCACCACGGGTTCCCGCTACTTTGCGGAGTGTTACGTCTTCGCTGACCAAATCGTATAAGCTAGTATTCATATTCATATACCCTTCCAATCAAAATCATCGTCTATATGTGAGGATTTCAATACTGATACCTCATCTTCCATTCCGTCTATAGTCTGTACATATTCACCAAAGTTTAAGTACAGCCCTCTTTTCTTCGGGGCAAAGCCGCTTAGCAAATCAGGCTGTTCGTATGCTAGGTATACGTATAGGCCCAACAATTCCTCATTGACTTGATAATACGTTCTCCTGTCACGATCCGTCCAGAAGACAAGAAGGGACGAGTCGAAAGCCATCTTTCTATTTGTGCCCCGCGTAATTTTTGTGGCTATTTGAGATAATGCGCGGCTAAAACGATATGGAGTAATACCAAGCTCTTCCGTCCAGCTGTCCCCAGGTTTGTAATCGTCGGCATTGCAAGGTTCCCGATACTTGAAAAATGGTTCTCGCATAACGCCCCACCAATATTGCATTTGGTTTAACACGAGGCTGGCAATTAAATCACCTGTTATTAAATTATAGGTCGGCCTATAGATTAACGCGGACACAGCGTCTTTGCGTTGTGCCCTAGCAATAGAAATACCCAATTTGATCTTGCTCATCTTTATTACTCCTTGTTTTTTCTCTGCAAATACATCGAAAAATACGTATGCGCTCTCTGTGCGTAGTCTCTGGTAATCTCTGTAAGGAACATGTAAAGTGAAAAACTTAGTTTCCCTAAATCAAGTTTTTCACTATAGGGAAACCAAAAAACTTGATTTAGGGTTATAAATCCTCCCAAGACATATCCTCGTATTCATCGTCCTGGTTGAGGCTCACCATCTGTTCTTGGGTATCTTTTATTGCGATGGACAGGATATAGTTTTGCGCTGCCTTTGCGCTTCCGCCCATTTTCTGTCTGATGGGCATGGCGAGTTTGATATATTGCCCGGTGAATACTTCCCCAAGTTGCCCCCGGACTTTTACAAGTTTCCCGATTGTTCCTTTTGCCCAGGTCTTACAACGCATGGCGCGGAGGATATTTCTCTCACCCGTCCCCATTGGACGCAATCTGAAATTATCCCACGCTGTCTTTGGCGTGACAGAATATTGCTTGCGCCAAGTTTTACTTCCGTCGAACACGAGGTACAAGTTGCAATCCGGGCAGCGATCCATAGTCTCATCAACAACGGCATCGCACCGTGGACATTGAACATGTATGAGTCCATCGGCGGTATTTGAAAACTCAACATTAGTCGGATCCTTACAATCTATCAACGTGGCAAGTGTGACTCCGTAGGCTATAAACAATTTATCCATTGATTCTCGTTCTCCTGTTTGCTTCTACTACATCTTCAATGATGCGTAGCGCGTGTGATATACCGGCGATGGGTAATTCGTCACCGTTTTCGTTCAGCGGCACGGTCAGTGTGTACTGGCGATACTTGTGGACAATTATGTTTTGCCCAGTTGCGTCTTTGAGTAAATCCCCATCCCGATTCTTGAGTACAACCGGGCCGGGTGGGGTTGTCTCTTTTATTGATGCTTGGCAATAATCTTGCGGCAGGTTTCTGGTGTAGACGATCTTCGCACGTGTGATGGTAGCGTCTTTGATTTGACGGGCGTATCCACCGGGGCCGTGGCGGGGAATGACATGATCGCTGGCCTTCTGGTAAGTTGTTAGTATTTTGTCGACTGCGTGGATGGCCGCTTCCGCAATCTGCTCCGCGCTTCCACCGTTCTCTCTTGCGGACAGAACGCAGGTTTTCACCGTGGTGGACAGGGCCTGTCCGGTCATAGCTACGCGGTCAGACACTTTCCCGCTACCCATATCGATTTCACTAGCCAGGATTTCCATTGCCCTAGCTTGTTCTATTAGACCAAGCGCTACCGATGAGAAGAAGCCAAACAGCGCATAGAAGGCTGGTTTGGCTTTCAGCTTGTTGTCGGTATAGAAAAACTTGCGGGTGAGGACATCTGGCATGATTTCGCTAATCGCCAGCTTGAATCGTCCCTGTGCGGTTCTGTCTGTATAAGCGTCCCAAGACTCGTCAGGGTCTACGGTGTATAACCGCTCGAAGACTCTATATAGGATAGTGTATAATGCGATAGAGGCTTCGTAGTAATCTTGTGCGGCGAATCGCGCAACAAGAATGTCGTACTTGTACTGATCGTGTTGTGTCAAATGCGCTGACGCTTTCTGGTACTGCGCGAATGAGTATCGGGCGCGTTCTGTTATGTCCGTTATCGAACGGGGGGCGGGGTGCATTTCCATCATCGCTTGAAGTTCTGCGATTTTTATTTTCTCTCCAACTCCGCCGATTACCATTTGCATCAACTGTTTATCGGAGAGTTGTTGTATGGAGGTATTTGTCATGTCTTCTGTGTTCCCTTTTGCTCAGGCCGTACGTAATAACTCCGGCACAATTGATTTGTTGAAAACTCTCGTAGCTACCATGTCTGGCTGCCGGGAGTTGGCAACCGCCGAGGCACGGTGGGCTAGACGTGTGATTAAGTTGATTAAAGATAACGGCGTTCCTGTGCGTCCAGCCCTGAAAGAGATGGCTGATGAACTGAAGGCAATTGCCAACGGTGTGATAACCTTGCTCAATCAACAGTCGCTTACTAGCCCGGAAGATTCCTGGTATCGGATTGCTGTGTCGCTAAGCGAGTTATGGGATTCGTCGGGCGGAGTCGGCGTTGAAGATTACGCCGAAGATTATTTGTCTAGCATCTGAGCCAGAAACTTGTCCCACGGCAACCCGGATTCATCCTTCGCGTCTCTGAGACGTTGATATAATCCAAGGTCGTAAAGTGAAATATTTCGCCGTTTTCGCGTTCTTTTCCGCGAGATGGTTCGTAAGACCTTTACGCGGGAATCGAACGAATTCAGGCGTGTAGTCGGCGACTCCGGCGATGCCTGCTTTATTGTGACGCTTTGGGTTTCATCTCCGATAAGTATTACGGCGCGTGGGTCGTCTGTATGCTTGATAACTTCCACTTCGTTGGTTGTGGTGATGGTGACTTCGTGTGGAGGATCGGGCATACCGGCATATCTACACAATGCGGTACGCGCTTCCCATTTTAGTTTCTTCCCTTTGGTTCGCCAGTCGTTCCACGAGGCATGCGACCACGGCTTTGAGCCATCGGGCCAATATTCCGCGAGGATTTGCGCGGTTTGGCGCAACGTGTGGTTGTTCCTGACATTGTCGTAAATAGTTCGCATGCGAACTATTCTAAATTGTGAATCTGACATTTATATAGCGTGGGTTTTTGATTTGCGCGATGTATGCTACATGGCTATGTCCACGAACGATTATCCCGTTTTTGCAGAGGGTCAATACTAACTCGTCGTTTTCTCGTGGCATAGTAAGTGCATCTTGTAAAAAGTTCAAGTTGACAGCCACGACTCCGTTGATCGATGCGATGGTTGTAGGGCGGATGTTTTCCGCGTTGTGGATTTCTGGCATATTGGACGTGATAGCTATGATTTCTCCTAAGCCATCCTCTATTTTTGATATATCAATTTCCAATTGCGGATCATGTTCGCATACGGGCTTGTTCGGTTCGTGTTCTGTCGGGTACTCAGTACATGAGATGGATGATGGCAACTGTGTTGAGATATATGCTACATGCAGTCTATAAGAGTCGGTTGCGAAAACAACATCTTTCATAAACGTCAAACTTCTGAAAGCCGGTCTGTCGTAGAAGGCCATAGCCCGTTTTAGCCATTCTATAGATTGACCGTTGGTTGAGATGATCCTCTTGATGGAGTCCTGGATATGTTCCTCGTTCATCTTCCTGCCTTATTAGTGTCGCGGGCAGAGCTAAGTGGCTACTCTGCCCGCGACATGCGTTTTAGAATGGGGCGGTGTTATTTTGTGTTTGAGTGGTCTGTCTATGCTGCTGGTTTTGTGGTTGCTGAGTTCCGCCTTTATTGCCGAGTAGAACTACTCGCTCTGCGGTCACTTCGTAGTTGGCTCTTGGGGTTCCGTCTTGCGCAGTCCAGATCGATGGGCCGCCAGTTTGTTTGTCTGGGGATAATCGTCCGACGATCATCACTTGATCGCCTTTATGGAGGTACTGCGCGGCGATCTCAGCTTGCCGGCGCCAGGCTGTTACCCTGAACCAGGCAGTTTCTTGTCCCTTACTGCCGTCTTTGTTGTTCCACTTTCGGTTGGTTGCAATGCTAAGGGTTGTGACGGGGTCGCCGTCAGGCGTATACCGCATTTCTGGATCGCGTCCCAAATTTCCTACAATAGTTAATTGTTGATACATTGTTATTTCTCCTGTGCGGCAGAAGCGATTAAGGCTTCGCCGTCAATGATATTCTGAGTCCAATCTGCTGCAGAAATGTTAGCATACAAATCGCCTAACGCCACTTTCAGCGGGGCAAAATCTTCTGCGGTTCGTGCATCTTGTTTAATTAGTCCGACTTCTTTGGCTTTGGTAATCCAAGCCTTTTTCACTTCCGCAATACGATGCGTGACTACTGCTTCTGGCAAATAGTCAGCGATCCGCTTGAGTAGTTCTGGAACGAGTTCCTCGTAATTCTCGAAGGTGATAACATCTCCGTTGTAAATTTCTTCCATAGTGTTATCACCTGCAATCTGTCCCTTATTATAGAAGCCTGCTTCTTTCGCGGCTTCTAGGACGATTGCGGTTTGTTCGTCAACGACCGCTTGCTTGGACGCATCACGTGTGCCGCCGCGAGTTTTCTCGAAAATCTTGGCAAATACATCGGTGTTAGGTTTCCCGTTCACGAACGTCCATTCGATGTCACGTCCGCCAAACAGATAGTAGCGGTCTTTTGCTACGTCTCCGCTGATGTACCGCGTTCCGATCTGGCGGGGTTGCGTGATGATGAGCCGCTTGCCAGTTTGGGTAAGAGCGATGTATGCGGTTGCGTCGAACAGACCCGGCAATAACTTGCTGATGGAACCCGCTAGGGAGATTTTCATAGAGGGAAGCGAAAGCGTTCCGTCTAGCTCTCGTTCTTTTACCTCGCCGCGACTTTCCAGCTTGAGGCTTTCAGTCTCTTCCTTCGCGCTGTGCATAATCAGTACAACGTTTGCATTGATTTGCTTGGTCGGCGTGATAATGTCATCTACTAGCGTTTTCAGCAGTTTTCCATACCAGCGCATTGTGTTTCGCTCTGGCGGGATAGAGATGGCGAGTCGTTGTTGCACGAGGTTAAGTGTGTCGATCACGAGGGTTCGGAACTTGTAGCTTGTTCCGGGGACGGTCAGCATGTTGTTTTCATCGGGTTGGAGCCTGACCATAGCTTGCACGAGTTGCTTGATTTCTTCATACCCGCGTGCATTATATGGGAATGTGACGGAGGGACGGTTGATGTTGCTGGCCCCGTCGTCAGCATCAATGAAGAAGGCGTGCGGAATAGTTCCGCATAGTTGGGTTTTTCCAGAGCCGGGGTCTCCTACAACCCCGACATATAGAAAATCGACTTTGTTGTCATTCGGCGCGTGGATTTCCATTTAAGTCTCCTGTGGTGATAGTTCCCTGTTGCGATAGGGAATTGACGAATGTTCTCGCCATCAGTGTCCAGTCGTACGCCACCTTCTTATTCGCTTCCGTTTCAGTAGCGTAGATTTGTGCATCAACAAACGCGGCGCGAGCTTCGGTTACAGCTTCGTTTCCGTCAATGTATTTAGCATAACGTAACTTGTATTCGCGTTCATTTCTCGCGCTTGTCAGTACATCAAATTGCTCAATCACCGTTTTGTGTACTACAAGATCGAGATCGTGCTGTGCCTCATGTACCAACTCTAGCGCGTCCTGATGGCGGGTTAATGCTTCTGCATATTGGTTGTGTGCGTTCGTTAACAGTTCAAACGTGTCCATTCATACCTCCTATTTATAGTTTACTACAAAACGCCGTGAATTCATCTATATTCATGCGTTTTGCCAATACTGATGTTATTACCATAACAAAATCGAGTCCGAGCAGTGGACTCTCATTTGCTATGAATGCAGAATTCATCAGGGTGTTTACTGAAAGCGTTGGGGAATTTTTCTCGACGAGTTCTTGAAATCTTTGTATTGTCATATTATATTCCTGAATATAAAAGCCGGTAGAACACAAACTCTGCTGGCTTCTATTCGCTTGTTAATGTGGTGAACGGAAGTGTACCACATGTTATACTCCAGTGGCTTCTTTAATTCCTTGATTAAGTTCATTTCTTAATTCAATTGCTTCCGTCAGGCTTAAATAACTTAACATATCATCATTTAACCAGAGTTCTAAATGTCCATCACCTGGGCTTACCCTTATTGATTCAAGCCGCTGTTTTGGGCTTCCGTCGTGTCTAATTAAATTACTAAGTGCGCCACCTTCTTTAAGTTTCATAATTGCCTCCAAATCGTATAACAATGTTATGTAAGCGAATAAAAACGCCTGCTGGTTAATTTGTATCAGCTCATTTATCAAGCGTTTTTGTCGCCTGATAACTGCCCGTTATGTACTTGTCGATGAATAGTATTTTAGCGTTTTTACAATGACGCCTCCGGGTTCCATGATTTTCGGGGCCGGAGGGCGAGTCAGAGCATAATCCATAAAGTTCGCCAGTGTGATGTGATCGTAGGAATCCATATCTTTGAGCTTGACATAATAAAACGAACGCGAATTATCTTCTTCGATGCGTTCAACCTTAAGATACGGAATTGGCGGGTACGGGCCGGGGCGCAGAGTATTGCCATCACGGTGAAAAACTTTGATGACTGGGTACTGTTCGTACAAGTCAGCGTCGTATGTATTGTATGCAATTCTCGATAGTTGCGCAAGCGATATTACGGGCGCGTCATTGTCGATGAGGTAACTTACTCCTGTATCACCGGGCCATCTTAGAACGAGAGCGTTGAACACATTGCTGAGACTTTGCATTTTCATGGTGTAAATATCATTGAGTCGCATAACGTCGTTAGCGGATAGGGCTTGTGTGTCTTCCATTATTTTTCCTCCACGATGTGCCAGAATTCAATTACGGCTCCTTCTGGTAGTTGTTTGGCTCCTTCTTGTAATCGCGGCCCGGTGTATTGAGCCACGAGTAACTGGTTGTCATTTGCGCTGACATTTGGTCGCGTCTTCGCAATCGCTTGCCAGGCTTTAGTATCAGCTTTACGATTAAGCAGTTCCGCAACGATAGCGGCTGTATTCTCGTGTCCAATCCCAACCGTTAAATTGTTTGTGCGCCTAGCAATAATAACCGCTTCGCGCAGAGAGATTGGCGTGAACACGAATTTTGTTTGGCCCCGCTTTCGGTCGAGCATGTTTAGCGAGAAAGCGTTGGTGATAATTGTTTTCATGTATCCTTCCCTTATTTCTATGATACCGTTGTTGTCAACAGCTTGAAGCCCCAGCTTCCCACAGGCAGATTGCACTGTTGAGAAGCGTATCTGTGGGGCTGGGATGTAATGCAATACTAACTCGTTCTCGTCTACAGAGAGTGTTCCGCTATCAATACGGCCCTTACAGCCAAGTGTATTGATGGCGGATTCGACATTGTTGCATATATCTGGTAGCTGATTCCGTTTAATCATTCCAGCGGAATATCTTCATCTTTTCCGAGTCCGATGTATTTTTCGAGAGCGTTAATGTATAACGCGGCTCGTAAATTGCACTCGTAGAATTTCATGATTTTGTCAATACGTTGTTTTTCGTATAAGGTGAGTTCTTCGTATTCATCTGTGATTTTAGCCATTTGTTTTCTCCAGTTCTTGCGTAAGTAATTCCGAGAATTCGTTGGATTCCTCCAACATCCATCCAATTGTGCTTTCTCGCGTGCGCGGGTTCGTCATCCATGACGTGTTGGGTTTTGGATAACCCAGTGAATCAATCACGTTTCTACCAGCGTGGCAGCCCATTTGGTTTCCTCGTTTGCTCGTCCAGTAGATGCTCCCGCCAGATTTTCGTATTGCTCTGAATACGTCTAATGTAGCTCTTGCGTCTTGTTCCACATAGTGCAGTACAAGCTGTTGTCGCTCACGATTCTCTTGCCATGCAGTGATAGCTTCAAGCCCGTTCATTCCGTCGAGTTTTCCTTCTACGCCCATTCCGTCCGCCATGGCTTGCAGACCTGGGCCATACCCGCGTTGACAAAACACAGTCCAGTATGGATCGTAGCCGAACAGTGTAAACTCCTGAATTTTTCTTCGATGTTCTCTGTCTGATTCTAAGAACAGAACACGGGAGTCGAATCCAGTCATGTTGATTGCTACCACATCATATCCATCCCTGTACCTGTCATGTAGACTGTCGACGAAGTGATGGATGTCTTTCTGTGTCATCACGGGCTGATAATTGCTATGCGCGGTAAGCACAGTGTGTTGACCAGCAGAGAAAAGTGATGCGCTAATACATGTAATGCCCGGCGACTCGTTCCAATTTTTATATCCTGCTTCGTGCGCCGTTTCGATGTCGAACGCTATCAGTTTGTTCATCTATTTCTCCTTCGTCAGCTTGAGTAAATGGCTGTATGGCACTTGCTTAATCATGTCCTGGCAAAACACACGCCATTCTTGCAATGCATGCGTGTGTCGGTCAAGATAAATTCTCCGCGCTGCTGTATACGACATTGCGCCGATCCGCGTTTGCAGAAAGCCCCAGGGTAGATTTGCTCTGATTTCTGCGATAGAGAGATTGTCACGCTTTACACGCCTGACGAAATTTTTAACGGTTGACGGGAAAACCTTGTCGCTGAATAGAGAGGTAATCTCGTCTAGGTTGCCATTTTCTATGGTCTTCTTGAGCGTGTACATCGTTGACTCTGATGCAGCGTCGGCCTCAAATCCCAATTCGGAGTCAAATGATGGAGCGAATACGTCATAGCGGTAGGTGTCGAAATGATGCCACCACGAGAGTGTTCCCGTTACCTCGAAGAAAATCTTTGCGATGCGCAGAGCCTTCGCGTGGGAGTCCCCGGCAAGGATCAGGTTTTCTAGTAGCTTTCTGTCTTCCGGGCCGAGAATATCGCCCTCTCTGAGAAGGGTGGAACTATCCCCCCTACTGTGGCGTGACAGCCGCATTGCCTTAGTGGCAAAGTACAGCCCGGCAGTTCCCAGTAACTTAAACATCATTCGTCTCTTTCCATGCTTTCCAACATTATTTCGATCTCGCCGATGAGATCGTTAAGATAATCTTTGGTCTCGTCTATAGTTATAGACGTTAACGCGAATAATTCCTGAATTGCTTCGAGTGCTACTTCGTATAGAATGTTTGCTTTTTCCATTATACCTCCATGTTGTACTGTGATATTGATAGTATACAGCAGTTTTACGATATGTCCATTTCGATAATCCTGGTGATTCTAAAGGGTTTCCCCGGACGCTTCTCATTGGCAATGAACGCCGCATTGTTTTCGTTCATTGCGTTAATGCGTAATCCGTCTCTGGTTCCTGTATAGAGCACGGTGTATTTTTGCATCTTTGCAAGGTTGCCATCCTCGTCGGCGATGTACATTAGCGATTTCAGGTAGTGCGTTAATCGCATGGACAACGTTTGTGCGGCTTCTTCCAATGAGTTACCCTCAATCATGATGTTGTGCCGGTCTCTGCCGTCTTGGACGCAGAGCATGGCATCCCACCAAGTGTCAGCGAATACATCGAGGTCGATCCCGTAGTGATTCATTATAGTAACCTCAGCAAATCAGAAACCATGTTGTCGTCTAGTAACACGGCAAATGCTAGATATGTCACGAGTGGGAATGTATTGGATGCAGCTTGTCCTAGTTTAATTAGTTTTGATATGTTCATATATCTCCTTGCAATGTGCATACTGCTCAGTTGCTTTTTCCAGGGCGAGCGGTATGCTTTTCGGATATATTTGCAGGGGCGGGTAATACTCCTGCGCGTCTAAATCGAATACGCCGACAGCATAGGTTTTTTCGGTTTCTATTAAACGGGCTTCGACCTTGGCCTTTGTATCTATTGTTCTCGATAGGATTTTAGATTTCATTGTATTGTACGGCTACGTAGTATGCGATTGGGTCAAGCAGATAGAGTAGTCCCGCTTTTGTGTTATCGAATATATATTGTTCCGGGGTGTCGTATCTGGTTATTTTTAATTCGATAGTGTTTTCGCCGATGAATTTTTCTAGCGCATCGCGTTGAGCTACTGTCGGAGCTTCTTTGCCCTTTATTATATGGACATGCCCCTTTTGCGGAATCCTAATGAGAATGGTTCCATCTTCAAATGCCGGGGCTATAAGTTCGGGTTTGTTTAACAGAATACCGAACGCGCAATATCCATATCTTTCTTGGGTTTCCGTTCCGTCGCTAAGCAACCATGTGAATTCCATATTTCTCCTTATGGTATGATTAGATATATAATCCCGGCTACGATTGTGGCCGAGAGAAAACCAAGAAGGAACGCGGTCAAAACTTCTTGCTCGTGTTCTCCTTCTTGGTTTTTTGTATTAGTTCGCATGCGAACTAATTCCGCGCGTAGATTTCTGACGTTTCGGTGATCTCGAATGGGAATGGAGCTTCACCCCACTCGTCTGTTTCCTCTTCTCTGTATCCCTCGAATTCGTAATCGTCGAGATCGGATGAGAAGAAGTAAAGAGGGCTATCTAATTCTGTGATCCCGGAGTAGTCATTAGTGCGGCGCACCTGTTCGTGAGCAATACCTAGTCGCCAAGCCATTTCTGGGGTTTTATCCCCGAATGTTGCCATGAATTCACTCGGCGACTGATGTAGCATATCTTTGAAATGTGCGTATATTTCTTTGTATGTGTTGTCGTCGTTAAATGCCCAGAAGATAGTGCCGGATTCTGTTTCGATGACGACGTGAAGGTTTTCGTTATAAATGTTGGTGATGTTGTATACATTGTCGCTCAGTTTGATTTGTGACATGTTATTCCATCCTTTCATCGCTGTAATATTGTAACCATGCAAGACAACGCGCAGTGGCGTACATCTCGCGTCTGGATTCGTAGTTATCATAGTCTAAATTGAAGTCTACGTTGAAGACGTGCTCTGTTAATACCATGACGTTAAAATGATCTTCGTATTCGGTGAATGCGAACTTCCAATCTGGCTCAGCCAGCGTTATTGCTAAGTTGAGATCGCGGCAATAGTCGGGAATGTCTGCTTCCCACCCGGATGTGCGTCTGTAGCCACGAGGCGGTTGGAAGGAGTGTCCGAGATACACCCAGCTTTCGTCCCTCCCGTTCGTTTTGCGTAGACAAGCGACTTTCTTGTTGCTCGGTGTGTCCTTCAATGCGTACCATCCATACCCCACAGTTAGGGCGACTTTGAGGTTGAGGCGTAGTTGCTTATTCATTGGCTTCTTCCTTGAGTGCTTTGATTGCCGATTTCGTGGTTCGGCGGGCTGTGTACATACACCGCGCATAAGCCTCGCTTGTGTCATCGGTACAGGTTTCATTCAGGAGTGATTCACAAATATCTTCGATAAAGTCTTCGGTGTCGATCTCTGCAATTTCAGAGACCGTTAGTGCTTCTAGCTTGAATTCTGTATATTGTTCAATGGCTTCATCGAATGAAACTCTGTCGGTCAGGGATGAACTGAGGTTATATTTCCTGCGACTACTTGGGTATTGATAGAAAATATGTCCAGCGTTGTTACACTCTTTGCACCCATCGCCGTGGCAGTATGGGCAGACAGCCTCGTTGAAAATCTTGCTCGAAATTTGTTTATCTACTTGATCGTATTTCATAATATTTTCTCCTTTACTAGGATGTACGGGTAGCAGGACTCGAACCTGCACTCTACTGTTTAGAAGACAGTCGCCTTATCCATTAGGCTATACCCGCATAATTGCCCGGCCTGCGTATTACAGGCCGGGCGGTGTGGATTATTTGTACCACACGAGCGTTCCTCGGTTAATGCATGTCACGAGAATGACGCGCATGTTATATCCGGCAACTTCATTGTTGTCGATATAGATGTAACATTTGCTAGGTGTGTCTGCCAATTTAACATGTGCGTTCCGTTGAGTCCCCTGAGACGCTCCTAGTCGTTTTAGGGCCTCTTCGGTGTCTGGATCATCAATGTCGTAGTATGGTAGCCCGGCAATGTCGAACTTGTTGAGCGTTTGTGCTTCTTGTAAACGCAGTCCTTGCCCGGTAAGCATCTTGCCAAAGATCGCCACCGGGTTTAGGTTGAAAGTTCGGAAAATTGTGTCTTCGCTTTCAATAATAATTGGATCCGCTTTCATGATCCCGTAATCTTCAAAATCTTCGAGTGGAGCGGGACTTTCAAAAATGTAATTGAGATCGTCGTCGTATACGTAATATACAGTCATAGTTCTCCTTTAATATTCGTTAATGCATGTAACCAGATACACATCCGGAAACTGATCGACCACCAGATAGCTGTTTCCCTGCGTCCCGGTAAACATCTGATAGGAAGTTGCCGGGAAATTCTTGCCTGGGGTCGCTCCGGCTGCTTCTAGGTGCTGTTTGATTTCGGGGTTGGAGATTTCATAGTATTTGATCCCTGTCAAATCGAACTCGTCAAGAGTAGCATCTTCTCTCAAGTATAGCCCGCGTCCCTGAACCGACTTGCCGAAAATTGCCTTCGGCTGCGTGTTGAAAGTGTTAAACACAAATTCGTCGGTGCGGGTGATAAACGGGTCGCTATCTACTGCGATGCCGTTTTTCTTGAGGTTTCCCCAAATGTTATCGGACTCGAAAACTGGGGAGTGCATGTGCTCTGGGGTATATACTGCATAGTCATTCATTACTCTTTCTCCTGACCATACTCATCTGACGGATACATTCTCGTTGACAAGAAATGTATTAGTTGATTTGCCAAGCTCGCAGCAGCCTTGTATCTGTTTGTTCCCAACATTGCAATGGTGTGGGAGCCACGCCCGTCTTGTACTCGTTCCATCTCGAAGAATAGATCGTCGAACAATCTGTCGAGGTCGAGTCCGAAGTATTTGATTTCTGGTCGTTTTGACATAGTTATTTTCCTATACGTACCATCAATTCCGAGAGGTTTATCAATGATTTTCTGAACTCCGACATGTATTTTTCGCATACCTCTCTTGTTCCGATACATGCGATTGGCGGATCGATGTTTTCGTTGGGATTAGCTAGGTTCTCAATGACGACAACGAATTTCATTTCTCCATCTCGGTATATATCGTTGATATAGATACGACAATTAGTTACTTCTATAATTTCTCCGCTAGTCGTCTCTACAAACATTAACTTCTCCTTTGCATTAATAGTTTATCGAACGTTAGCAATGACTCAGATACGATATCGAGATATGCTATACACTGCTTCTCTGTACCATAATATACGGCGGGGTCTTCGCTATCCTCATTGGCGTTGGTGAGATTCCTTACTAGGACGGCGCACTTATCTCCGTGGAACCGAAAAATATAGAGGTAACAATTAGTTATGTCCATAAGCCCTTTGTCGTATGTTCGGATATACATTAGTATACCCCCAGCCCAATCGCAAACCAGAACTGCATAATCCAGTATGTGATGAAGATGAAGAATAGGATACCGATTAGAATGGTAAACAGAATGATGATATTCTTTAGCATGGAAAACTCCTTTTTTACTTTGGTGGATAAATGTTGTCAATGTCGAGAATTACTCGTGTTGACGAATCGAATTCTGGATCATGGTGTAGTCGTTCCCACTCGTCGTACGAGCGATACCATGCGACATAAATCTCGACCTGACCGAAACTTGATTGCCCCGGAATGACTGTATCGTCATGCGGGTGCGGTTTGGTCATTTCGGCCAGAGTCGTAAACAACTCGTGGTATGAGCGAACCAGAGTGGGTTCACCGTTATCGTATGGGGTGAAAACCTCCATGGTGATGTGATCTGGGTTAAACTTCATAGTGGTTTGTTTGCCTTTGTGAGTAGATCGCTCCAATCGATTGTTGGAGCTTTTCGAGCCAGTCCTATTATGTTACTTTCTGCCTCGGAAGCAGTTTGTATCATTATGTTGCTAGCGTCGTTTTGTGGGTCTAATAATCCAGCTTGGAGATAGAGGCGTTTAATTGTCAGCACGCTTTCTTTATTCGGAACATTCCGGATGACGAGTACTGGTGATATGTGTTGTTTCAGCACGTTGGATATGATTATCGTGTTCATAATGGCTTATTTGCCTCTGTGAGCAGATTGTCCCAGTCGATATGTGTTGTCAATAAAGGTGTGTGTGGCAATAACGGTCTTAACGATCATGTTGTGCTCCTTTAGCCGCCCTGTTTTGAAACTTGGCAACAGCATTGTCTATGATGGCTTGCGGGGTAACAAAATCGTATAACTCCCATAGCCATTGCCAAGTCTGTGCAATATAATATCCAACATCTCCCCACTCGGAAGCTATGTTGCCATGAGTGAGAATGGCGTCGGCGACCTCGAATAATTCCCCGCGCTTCCATCCGATCTGTGGGCCGGATGGTTGCGACCAGTCGCGCTTCTCTTGGTAGAACAACTTGCGAAGCGCGGTAACTGGCTTGGCGGGTAGTTCGTTTTTGTTTTGTGCGATCTGCCTGGCGTAAAGCATGAGTTTCTCTTTACTTTGTTTCATTTGGAGACATCCATTGCTGTTAACCAGGCGATGGCGTTTTCATCGTTGCGGGAATGTGGCTCGCATCGTTGCAGAATCTCTGCAACGATTTCGCTTGTTGTATACAGGCGATGTTTGAGCGTAAATCGCGGGTGCATAAGCGCACCGTCAAGCTCTGCGTAAATGAGGGCGTTTTTATCGCAGGCCAAGTCTAAGAAAGCTGTTAACTCGTATAGATCGACTACCCCGTGTTCAACACTGTATATTCGGGATAACTCCCACAGTGTACCATCGTATTCAGCTTGTCCGTTATTGTCCCAATATTCATCGTATTTTATTACGATGCTGAACTTTCCGGTCATTTTACTCCTTTGGTTTATACCATTATGCAACGCTACGCACAGCCACTGACGTAAAGCTACGCGCATTTCTGAGTGTACAAGTACAGGGTATTCATTTTGCTATTTGTATGTAAAGTTTCGAGACTTTCGTGCATGGTCTCTGAGGAGATTATGATCTGTTCCGCCTTCTTCAGCGACACTCCAAACCGTTTGGCGTTGCGTAGCGTTAGAAGCTCTTGCTCCGGTAGTATATCAAGAATTCCCTCTAATGTTTTTATGCTTTTACCCCAGCGATAATCTGCACTTGCTATTAGTTGCCGCAGTTCTGGTATTCCCCTATCTATGTCGATTTCCAGTTTTCTGGTTCTCACAAACGGAAAGACGAAGTCTGGGGTTTGGAGAAAGTTGTTTTCTGGGATAAATGTAGAGTGTTCCCAAATTTTGTGTAGAGCTTTAGTGATTATTTCCCTTGCTTCTTTCTCGCTATCTAATATTCCATTTGAGTAGATGGGATCGGGAATGTCGACGTCGAATCCATAATGTCTCGCGGCTATGGCGGTATAGCGTTCATTCGCGTTGTCTGGGCTTGCTGGTCTCGTGCGGAAGTGAAGGTGAAATGTAACTGTGTATACTGTACAGTCGTCAATTTTGGTGATTATTTCATTTTTTGTCATGATGCTCCTAAGTATAAAAATCCATCTCTGTCTGCCACTAGGCAGGTTGCTCCGCTTTTAGTAAAGTCGTAGTAGTCGAATGTTTTTGCATTTATGCGTGGAGGGTAATCACTTACCATTAGGCGGTCGCCGTACCAGTACAGACGTTCAAATCCTGCGAAGTCCGCGATCCATGCGGGCGGATCGATTGGAATATAAGCCACCTTGTTTGTGAACACAACACTTTCTATGCCGTGGCGGGTGATTCGATACCCCTTATCTCCGAGTTTTGGCGTTCGTCTGCTCGGACGAGTTGATTTGCTTAAGCAGACGATTGTATTTACTGGTAGCTGTAAAATCTTATCGTTGTTGATAGTCATCCCACAATTCCTTTAGTCGTTGCTCGATCCGATGTAATCGATTTTCTAGCCCGTTGATATATTGGGCAGTTTCGATACTACAGAACATCTTCTCGGCAATGACGCGGATTTCAGTTTTCTCGTCGTTGTCCATCTTGTCCCAGGGTTTCATGTATGTCATTAATTACCTCCTTTGTATTGTATTTCTCACCCATCGTTTTCGTGTCCAGTGGGTAGAGATTCGAGTGAATTCAGGTCGGACTAATTTTGCGCGTTTTTCCAGCCACCTTTCATTCTCGGAGCGTATCACTAGACCCTCGATAGCTCCTTTTTTGTAGGTACTATCTGTGCCTAGCAAATCTAATAATTCGTGTTCTGTGAACCGCCTTGTTGCTATGCGATGAACAGTGCTCACCCCGGCGTTTCTAGCGAGGGTGTTTCTTCGTTCGGCGTTATAGAATTTTTCTTCGTTGATGTCGTATACGTCGAACATGATCCACAAGTCTGGCAATTTTGTATAGTACAGACTGTGTTTTATAGCGCACCATTCACCGAACAGAATCAAATTGGTTGAGATGGCATCGAATAGATGATCTTCGTGTGTTCTCAGCCATCTGTCGAGTTCCGCGAACTGTCCAACAGAGTCTATATACGCCCCCCGTTTCTGAGCTAGAATTTTCCCATCCTCGGATAGGGAGAATCCGAGATTGGCTCCGTCAATTTTCTCTTCGATGATTAGTGGGCTGCTGAGGATGTCTTTTCTCTGTGCGTCGCTTAAAAGGCGATCATCCTTGATTGGTGAACTGCTTAGCCATCTCAGATGTGGTGTGCGGGGGAATTTATAAAACATTAGCTATTCCTTAATATGTAGATATTGTGGTTTGACCAGAGAGCAGTCTGGCCCAACCAATGCTTCTTTATCTAAGTCGTGGGAGTATCCGGTGGGGGCGGCTGCTACTTCCCACGCTGTCATCCCGCGAGTTAGAATAGACCAAGAATTTACCATTGCCCCAATGTGTTGATCCATTAATTCGAGGATCGTGAATGGGTATTCTTGGTATCCGTGTAACCATACTGGGGTATTGAGTGACCATTTGTATTCTGCTGTGATTTCTTCCCAAGTCGGCAACTGTACTGTACTGCCGATTTTGATTGTGGAAGAGCCGTCCCCGCAAACGGTACAGCTTACCCCGGCAATAACAATGCCTAATTCGTCAGAGATTTGGCGGATGGTCACGCTCGATCCTGCGCAGTGGTGATCGTTGTGCGGGGTCTCAAAGAGTTTTATCATTTTCAATCTCCATGTTGTCGGGAAGTTTTCGCAATCCATGCCAGATCACGGAACCCTCTACTTTCGCTATGCTGCCAGCGATTTCAACGCTATTTACGCCAATGACGATTCGGCTGAATAGCGTGATGGCCTGGATCACGTCGCCTGGCTCGATTTCTTCTATTCTGGCTACTTCCTGGAACTTGAATAGAATGGCGTCGTGCCATTTCTTCCTGTTGGATAAGTAGATGGTGGCATTGGCGATTTTATATATCATCTGGTTTTTGCCTTTCCTCGACTTCCAGGGTTAGAAGTCGAAACTCTAACATCATGATATAGCTGTGGATGTTCGACTCCGTGATCTGTACAGGGCGTGTGTGGATCATATCTACTCCCTCTGGTAGATTATTCAGCTCCTCTTTCGTTCCCGTCCATGTTACGGGGCCGGTTAGGTTGACAGCTTGACTATCCTCGACTATTTCATATATGAAGATAGTCAATACTCCTTGAGGAAGACGAATGTGTACAATATCCCCAGCACTCACGCTGTTAGTGAGTGTGGTGACGGGTGTAGAGAATATTGAAAAAATATTGTTTTGCTTAACTTGCGTTGGATATATTGAGATGGTCGCACTGGTGATTTTGTACATTACGTCTCCTATGAATTCACTCGGAGAATTTCGAGTGCCGTTTTCAAGTCGAGTGCGAAAGCTTGATCTTGACTTGAAAACCCGGCCCAATTTTTCACATTGGCGGGGCGGTTTCCTACGTAGTGGGGAACCCGGTATCCGACGATGCGAGAAACTTTTCCGTAGTCTTCGCAATCGTCATTCCACTCTATGATGAACGAATCCCCGTCGCATAAGTCCCCGTTGTCGGCAAACGGGAAGTAGCGCGTGAACTTTGTGTATTCATCAGCTTTGTCTTGCGTGAATCGTGCTAGGTTGCATTGTTCAACGTCGGTTTCCGTGACGCGGTTGAGTTCACACCAGTCGCTATATAATTCTGCGAACTCATTTGTAGGTTTTCCGCTTAGCCACTTCGAGATGGCTTCCGTTTTTGAATCACGGAAATATTCTGTCGTGTTTGTGCCATAGTAGCGGTTGAAAATTCTTTCTTCTGTGTTCATTTTTTGTTCTCCTTCAATTTAGAATAGTTTGCATGCGAACTAATTCCGTACGTATTTACGCTTTGCGGACTTTAATACATCGGCGTATTCGCATGGCGGAGTGTGATATAAGATTCTTAACAATTCGCCGTAATCGTTGTGGTCGAGGTCGAGTTCTTCGATCTCGTCCAGAATTGATAGGAGTGAACTTGCTCTCGCAAACGCGACTGCTACATTGGCTTGCGATATAGTTCTCTCGCGTATGATCGCCAGTGCCCGCTCTTTGTCTTGCTGTGACATATAGAGACATTTAACTGCCTCTGTTGCGGCCCGTTGAGTGACAAAGCTTTCTAACGGAAAACCTTTTTTGAACCGTTCCATTCTGATTTGCGATGCCATGCATGCGCTTGAGAATGCTAGGTTGTCAAGCCAGCCCTCTTTCGGGTGAAGGGCCATATCGATGTAACCTTCTATCTGTTCAGAAGTGAGGAACATTGATTCTATGGCTCTGATTTCTTCGTCTATATTGAGTGTCATTATTCTCCTTACGGTATGGTGTTGATGGTTCGCGCTATGCTTCGCACCCATCCGTCATCGTTGTAAGCAACTTGGAGAATGGTAATTCCCATAGTTGCCGTGATGTTGATTTCGCCGCCATGCTTGATGGCGACTGGCATGTGTAGTTCGCCATTGACATGCATAGTTGGGTCTAGCACATTCAATGTGAACTTGTCTAGGATACGAATTGCGTCTTCGTATGAACTGGCTACATCGGATATGTATTGTGGAGTAGGTGGCGTGTGCCCGGACTTTCGTGTGCTGTGGATGGCGAGGTTGTTTGTGGGAAGAGCATGGTTGGTTACGACATCGGTGTATTTCATATTGCTCCTTTGCGTTGAGAGTGGTGGGTACTTTACTCGAAATACCCCACTGGGTTCCCGCGTGAGTCTAACTCAAGCACAGGCGGATGTAGTGGCGCGAAAGCGTCAGATTGTCCAATGCTTAACTCGACCAACAGGAGTGCGGCAAGCACTGGGTTTTCTGGCAAGATGATCGCATTGCCAAGATTCTTCTCGAATTCGTCCGCCATCTCCTTGATGGTCTTATTGCGGACGATTACGAATAACTCGACAACTTTATCTTTGATCACCTGTTCTGCGGTTTTGATGGCAGAGGGTGACAAAGACGTTCTCGAAAAGTTAATAACTAGAGTGGACATCTTACTCCTTAATCTCTCGCGGATGGATTGTTTCCAACAAAGCTCCGTGGTGAATACGCAGGATATTAGCCCACGGTAACATTCGGGCTAACACTGCATCAAAATCCGGGATACCCGCCAGGATCAGACAATCAATATCCTCTGGGCAACCTACGACTCCGTGTTCCTCGATTACTTTGTCCACGAGGGCGCGGACTTGAGGAATCAGCTTCTGATACGGGACTGGTTCGATGATTTCGGTGATGAGGCAATTGGTGGGGTGGACGGCATTGATTTGTTGTAGTGTGTAATTTGACAGATTGTGGGACGTATTGAGGATGATGATCATGGTTTTACCCGTTTAGTTGCGTCAGCTTTCCGTTCACGATTTGGAAAACTGGCGGAAGTGCGTAGAGGGCGTTTGTTAAGTTGTCCATAATCCGTTTTGCAGTTATGGAACTTTCAGGTAGAACAATCACATCACCCGAATACAGCAACGGCTTTTCTGTTACCGCACGGGGGGCATTGAAGATCGTGGGGTATGTTTCATCCTTGTTCAGAGTGTTGCATATCTGATGGACATGATTTTCCGTAATGGGTTTCGAGTAATTGATAATCAACATTATTGTTCTCCTTATTTCCCATACTTCTCTAGCAAGTATTCGTATTCCGCCTGCTTGATCCGCCGCCGTGTTTCCTCGTAGTCGGCGGTTTCTTGTTGACGCTTCGCCTGAATTGCTTGCCAGGTTTCTGGTGGGACATCAGTTTCCTTGATGTCCCGTCCGTAGATGCCTAAGTCAATACGACATGTTTGTGTATACACACGTCCGTCTTCAGCGAAGTCGGCTTGTACGGCGAATGTTCCTTCGTCATCTCCTCTGCTGTGCCATACGTGGCACTGATCGATCTCGCCCGTATGAATATTGGCTATGTATGGGTAGTCCTCTTTATCTAAGCGGATCTCCATTTTGCCCAACAGCTTATCCATCGTGTCTATCACGGCCTTTTCTGCCTGGGCGCGTGACCCTAGGATTGGGCTGTGGTAGACTGGCTCTGGAATTGTTGCATTGATCCCCAAATGGCGTGCGCGTTTGACTTCGCGGATGGTGTCGAGGTTGGTGGGATAAGCGCGGTGGCAGTAGTTGAACGCTCTTTTGTCTACTATGTAGACGGTTTCGTTTTCAAGATCAACGTATGGTTTCATTGCGTTGGCCTCCTCCTTACTTGAATACTGGTCGCCACTTACGACGACCGTTCTCGCGCCGATATTTGCACCCGGCGCGAAACCATTTCAACCGCTTGGCGTCACCCTTGATTTGCGTGGATGCCGCCGCTTCTTCTCTCGCTCCGAGCGAGACCATCTCCGCCCCACATTGGCAGTGTGGAGTATTCCACGCGCCTGAGCTTTTCAGTTTCCCGCATGTGGGACAGATGAAAGTATTTGTCTTCATCTTAATTTCCTCCGAATTTTTCTAAGAGTCTTTCGCGCTCGCGTTGTTGAAAGCGAGTGTTTATCCTCTCTTGCTCTTCGCGGTATTTTGCGCGAGCTTTCTGTACTTGTTCCCATTCTTCGGGCGATACGTCGGATTCTCGGAGCGGGCGGCTTTGTACTGCTATGTTGAGAGAGAGCGTTACTTTCCTAATGCTTTCATGCGTTTCGTATAGCGCGGATGCACGTAGATAGTGCCGATGTTTCTCGATGTACACATCGCCATACCATCCCTCTTTTACGACGGGTTGATGGCGTTCGTTAATCTCTACGTTATCTAATGCGTCGTAGGCCGCAGTTGTGACGATGGCGTCCACTTTGTCACGATCCAGAATTGGCTGGTCGTATTCCGGCATCGGGATTGTAACATGTACGCCTAGGTTAACGGCGTGTGTGGTCGCATTGACCTCGTTCTGGTTGATAGCGCGTGCAATTTCGACTGTCCATATTTCACTTGGCATGATGGGAATGAAATATAGAGATAAATTTTTCAAGCTGATTTGTTTTAGCGTCATGAGTAGTTCCTTTATCGTCGCAAGTTTGTTACGCCTGGCACGAACACTGTTAGAGTGGCTTTCATCACTCCTCTGTGGGAGTTGTATAAAGCCGATGCTCTTAACTGCCAGTGTTTCTTTTTCCACTCTACGGTGATCCCGCCGTATGTGGCCTCTTTTGGGAACGAAGGGTTCCCTCTTTTGTTTCGTTTGACATTTTTCAGTGCCGCTTGGATAGCGGTTCTGATAATGTCGTCCACTTCATCTTCTCGGAATATCTTACTCTCGTATTCCGGTGATGGAGCGGTGCGATTATCGCGTTCAGCGGCATATATGGTCGCATAATTGCTCGGTACAGCCAGCGTGAAATCCCAGTCTTCAAATTTCTTAATTGTCATTGTTATCTTCTTATTCCTAGTTGTAGTGTCAGACGGTATACTGTTTCGCCTGACTTATATAGCGTGGTGGCTTCTACCAGAGCCTTTTCTGCTATATGTCTGGTGATGATACCATCTTCGTTGATAGTGTCCCAGTCGTCGTCGTTTCCCTCTTCCACGCTTCGCAAGGCGTAGAGAGCTTCCCACTGAACAGCGGCCTCTGCTTCTCGCCAAGTAAACCACCTGGATGTTGGCTCTGGGTCACTCAGCACTTTCTGGTGTATCCAGTGCTCATATACGTCGGACGGGATGGTCATGATATGACTCCCGTTCATTGCGGCCACCAGGGATCAATTTCCATCCTTGCCAGTAGACGGTTTTGGACGGATAGTGGCAATAGCCGCTTTGCTACTTTTTCGAGTCGTTGGACGACATAAAATGAAGACTGCCGTCCGAAGTATGTCCCGATCCCGAACCACTGGGATGTCTTATCCCAGATATAATACAAGGGTCGTTTCCCGTTTGTCCCCTTGTCTAGCACGACGCATTGTGCGTCTGCTGGGACTTGGGTGATATATGGCTTCTCGTATCTTGTTCCGTGGAGAGAGAGCATGTCGATGTACAGTATGCTCTCTCGGTGCTGGGATAGATGCTGGGCATATTTGAATAGAATGTTTTTCATGGCACAATCCTTGCTTTGTTTATTGGGGAGGCCGCCCTTGCTATATCGCACGCCTCCTCAAATGTTAACGGCCCCGTGATCTCTGGCGGGCGGGTCGTTAATATGAAATTCAGATATTCCTCGTATAGGGAGGGGTTTTCTTTGTGCCCCCTCTCTATCCAGTAGTATGAGGAGCTTACTCCTCGTCCGAAGACTGGATACGCGGCGCGGGTTACTCCGTCTTCGTCTTCCCACTCCGTCTGTACGATTCGTGGGGGAGTTCCGAACCGCTCTTTGCGTGAGTAGGCGTCCATATAGATAGACCCTACTACCTCCCCGCGCATGGAATAGTCTTCTATACCTCCTGAGTGGTGTACCATCCGCCACTCTACTGTCCATCCACACTCGCACTTGTATCCGTTTTCCGTGCGGGCGATGCTGTTGCCGCAGGTTGGACAGACTTTGTGGGTGTGGGCTTTCTCGCCCACGAGTTTCTTTAGTTCAGAGAAGTATCTGAACCAAGCCTCGTTGAAATTGTATACAGCGTCGCTGTATCGGTCAATGTAGCTTTTCATGCTCCTCCTATTCGAGTTGCGAACCGAGGATCGTAACTCGGCGATGGATAGAAAGTGGTCGGAATGTGTTGACTTGGTCGACTTACGCTATCCTCTGTGTAAAAACACCCGAAAAGGCGACAAAATCACACAAAAGCGTGCAAATTCGTGCATTTCGGGTGTAAACGTGCTATCTACTTGATAGTATACACTACTATTCGCAGACGGCAACCCACCACTGCCCATGCGGACGCGATGCTAGAGACTCGCGTCCATCGGCTTTTGACGTGCGGCGGGATAGGTACAAGGACACTGCCAGCCGCTCCCAATCCACGTCTACGCCTTTGGCGACAAGCTGGTTAACAATCCAGCGTGCGCTTTCGGCGTCAATTAGCGCACCGCCCGCGTATCCATTGCTGAGATAGCGGGTGTAGGTGCGCCACAGGAACTCGGCCACCTCGTCATCCTGCACGTGCCACGCTTTCAGTAGCCCGCGCAGGAAGTTGGTGGCTTGCAGGTCAGAGATTTGCCCGGTGTATTCAGCCGCTGCAACTAGCTGAAACACGAAGTTGGCAAATCTGGTGGATTTGCGAGTCATCTTTCATCAAGGCATGTAGAAATCAGCTACATCGCTGATGTCTACGCTGATGTCTACAGTGTGGTCTTTATCTCCGTATTTACAGGAAGCGATGGTTCCTGTGATTTCTACAGAGATGTACTCTGTATGACCAATCCGGTTCGGTGGGGTATTCAACAGCCTCGCTCGTGCTATTTCTAGCACTACGAGATTCGCCGCCTCCTGCAAATCGCCGTTGTTGCACGCTCGCAACGCGGCGATTAGGTAGAAGCTATGGTCGTCATTGATCTCGGCGTTCGCAATGTCGAGCAGCTCATTGAATTTCATTTTATCCATTGTTTTTCTCCTTTTGTTCCAACCATTCTCCAAGTTTTGCCTAACGCCCTCTAGCCGGTTTCCAACCTTTCCGAAAACCCTCACGCGGTTTATACCCGGTGGCGAGTCGGGCCTCATTAGGGGGGCATAACTCCCCTGTAGCCGCGAGGTGTGGTAAGCACCTCCGCATCGTGGCACGACGTGAGGGTCTCTGGAAAGCCCAGAAACAGGTGTAGGGCCGGTAAAAAAAAGTACAGCGCGTGGGTTAGACGCGCTGTACTAAATCCTCTGGAATGATGACCTCGTACCCATCCCAGTTGCCCGTTGTTACTTCTACAGGCAACTGAGCCGCTTCGCGGGCGGTCATCTTGACCCGCTTGCGGCTGGGGAACCCGGCAAACACCAGCGTGTCATCGGGAACATCGATGACGATCAGGTGTTCGCGCCGATCTCTTTTCCACCACCCGTATCCCACAGGGGCGGCGAACACAACTCGCGTTGCCTCCTCTGGGATGTCGAGTTCGGGAAAATACCAGAACTCACCGTCCACCAGCGCGTATTCATCGCTGGCCATGACGGTGTCTGGCACTCTGGCGTAATGCCAGAATTTCATCCATTCAGCCCGATGCACCCCATCGGGCGACCGTCCTCGTCCCGCAACAGCGGGCCGGGGGAGAATACATCACTGCGGTCGGCGCGAGTGCGCACGAGACCGCTGGTGATGTAACGGACGCCCTCTTGGGGCGCGGGGAGACCTTCGATCTCCCCGTAGGCGACGGTGTAGATGCCGACGCCGTCGATCTGGGCGAACTGACGACGCGGGGCTGCTACTCGCGCTACTTTTCCGCTGGGGGGAACGGTGAGAACGAGTTCATCGCTCTCGTTGTGAATATTGATCGTATGAGGTGTTAGATTGACAAATTCCATCTTTTCTCCTTTTTATCCCAGCTTGCACCACGGGGCTGGGGTAACTCGATTGGGCCGCGGTCGCCCTTGTGCGGGGTGGCTTACCTGACGGGACACAGGATTGCCGTGTAAACGGTGGCAGATACCCGCGATGAAAGCCACTACCGCTTGCTGGGTGTCTAGCACTCACCTAGCAATGATTTTGGCCGGTACTCAAGCGTCATGCCCCTGTGCTAGAGGGAGGCACGCTCCGGCCTTAAAAATAGTTCGCATGCGAACCAATGTACTATCACAATGATAGCACAACGCCCGCAGGGTGCAAGTAATACGCACCTCACAGCCCCCAGCGGTGAATTGCTGGGGGCTGTAGGGTATGTACTACAGTTGCTTCATCTCCGCGAACGGGACGAGCAAGGTTTCAATGCGGACACCGCCCTGAATCTCGGCTTCCGCAACGTCTTCATCTTCTACCTCTTCCATCATCCCGAAGGACGCGGAGTAGGAGGCGAAAACGAACAGGTTTTCGGGCAACGGGCGGAGATCCGCCGTGCCCTTCGACACCTCTAGCGTGCTGGCCCAGAAGCACTGAGGCTTCAAGGCCACACGAGAACCCGCCCAGTCCATCCCGGACAGGGGGGTGCCGATCACGTACTCTCGACGGTCGGTTTTCACGACCGCTTCAACTTCGAGAGTCACGGTTTGCTTGGGACGCCCCGGCGTCTTGTAAACGCCGGTGATAATATCGCCGCGCTCGACGGCGATAGTGGTGAATACTTGCTTCTTGGTTGTCATAATATCTCCTATATGGTGTGTGAGGGGCAGGAACAGCAGCCCTTTTCTCGGCCTACCAGCGGGTGATGGGCCGAGAAAAAGGTTGGGGGCGAGTATTGCTACCCGCCCCCAAATCAGACTAATGACACACCGCACGCGCCGCTTCACGCGGCGTGCGGTGCAGGGTGACGAGGTTGCGGTACTCCGCAACAGTACTCTTTCCACGGAGGGTGCGGACGACCCATGCGCCCTCGCTAAACGACAGTGGGGAGCGCAAGTGCAGCACGGCTCGTGCTTGCAAGCGCAGGCGTTTGGCCTCAACTTGCCGTTCGTGCTCGCGTTGATGCGCGGCACAACGACGCAATTGATTGTTGACTTTCACGCAGCCACATTGATACACCACAGTCTCAACATCACCATGTTTCGTATAGCTAATGGAAAACATAATAAACCTCCCAGGTTATAATGAATAATAGGCCGATCCTCCCGGCCTTTTCTAAGGGGCGGTGATATGGCAAGCTGCTTCATGCGCCCGCCTGTTCACCGTCCCTTAGAAAAAGCGGGGGATACAAGGCTGCGTTATACCTTGTATCCCCCTTAAGGAGGAGGTCTTACGCAATCGCTGACCATACCCCTGGCCCCACTCCTGTGGAGCGGCAGGTTGGTGCAAGCGGGCAGGAACAACTTCGCGTCTCCCAGGAGATCGTCCCGTTGTCCTACCGCACATTTGCTATGTTCTGCTTCCCAGGAAGTCAGGACACGGCAAATGCTTGCTTACACCAACCTGAGCGTCGGTTTGACTACCGACACGGTGCTTTAATCCTGAGTTGCACAGGAACCGCAATGCGGCGCACCGACACCTTTGCTGTGACCCCCACGGTGTCAGGGGGGAGGATTTTACTCCTCTTCAAGGGACGCAACCAGCGCGTCCACTAACTTGGCGCGTTTGTAGTCCGCGCCCAATGCCTCCTCCACCGCTGGGTGGAGGCCCAACACTTCGACACCTCGGTGGGTGTCGAAGATTGCGGCCCACTTGAGCCGCATTGATTCGCCGCTCTTGCGGCGGTGCGACATCAATGCCGCAAGACTCTCTACATCAGCCGCCGCGCCCCACTCGCGGACGGCGTTGTAGATCGTATCAAAATCATTGCCGATGAAGGAGACTTTATCTCCTTCGCGGCGGATGTGGGCGATCCAGAAGTTCGCCCACTCGGCCCGGATCCGAGCGGCGGAGCGCACCGCCCATCCCGGCAACAACCGCCCTCGACGGGCGAAGACCAACCGGGCGGTGCGGCTGAACGTGAGTTCCCCAACGGGCTTCGCCGCCCACGCTTCGACAGCGCGGGTGGCGACGATGGACAACTCGTCGAGAACGCTCTCCGGGGAACCGTTGCCCCACGCCATTTGGCGCAGGGAACGGAGCGGCTTCGACGCCGCCTTCCAATCGCGCCATTGCAATGGCGCAATGATGGAGTATCCATCTCCGGTCTTCGGAGCGCGGGCACGTTCCTCCTCCGAAAGACGGTACACGATGTCGGAGACGGCTTCGCCGTCAATGTCCACCCGATGCTTCGCCAGCATCGGGGCGGCGTTGGCCGCCGTGGACGCTAACACAGCGTCCTCGTGGCGACCATCCCGCATGAGACGCCACGACAGGGTCGTGGCACGCCCCACGAGGGGGTGATGGACAAGCATGTCCATCCAATACTCCAAGACGGACATACTATTGAGCGGAAAATCCGGCTTCGCCTGTTTAGCGGGCTTGCCAGACCCGCTCAAGCGCGTATCCAGGGACTGCGCCACTGCGGGCGCGTCCTTTGGGTCAATTTGGTATCCGGGGTCTCCGTCGCTATCCCCGTCCATGCCTTTCGCGGCGGACGGAGCGATCACGAACCCGATACCCCTCTTATAAGGGGCGCGGGTGAACCACTGGATCGCCTGTGTGCCCGTTACGGGAACCCGATAGAGTCCCCAAACCCGCTTCCCTTCCGCCACCCTCTTCAGGGCGGCTTTCAGGGAGATGGGCTTGCGTCCGTACTTCTCGTCTTGGACGAGAAGCGATACCTTCACGGGGATGCCAGCCCCGTGAGCTATCTGTACCACTTCTGGTACAGCGAAACGCCCCAGCAATTCCTCTACTTCCCTGCACCAGGGCAGGGGGGTACGAAGAGCCTCAATGCCCGCGTTCTTGGAGGGCAGCAAATGGCCCTCCTCGTCCAACTCTAGCCCGCCCCAGCGTTTGAGAAGGGAAACACGCCCCTCCTCGCTGAACATCCCCGTGAGGTTCTCGACCTCACGGCGGACTTTCTGGGAATGAATCCCCTCCCCGCCTTCCGCCAGGTGAAGATTGGCTGACGGTGAGAAGAGGGCGGTGACTTCACTGCTCATCCAACTCCGCTTTGCGCGGAGTGAGACCTTTCCGGTCTCCGGGTCGCGCATAATGCGCTCAGCGGAAACGCCCTCATTCCGAAGAACGAGGACGCTGACAACGATTTCCTCTTGTCCTTCTTCCCAGGGGGCAATGTCCCATGCCCCTTTCAATTGGGAGTGGTGCAAATACACCCTCCCATCGGGGGACGTGGGGCTGAGAATCCCCTTACCCACACGGCTGGCGTCAACTTCGCCAGCCGCGTCCAGGGCGGCGAACCGCACCTGGACGGTGGTGGGGGTCAGGGATTTCGGGGCCATCCCATTACCATCTTGCCCCCGGTCAAGGGGATGGCCGGGGGTGATGACGACTGCGGACTCAACGGAATATTGATCCTTCGTCGTGGCGGAGAATAACAACCCCGCCACCTGCAAGGCTTTCGCGCCCCTGACTTTCCCCCGCAGGGGCGCGGCGAACCGCTCCCACGCCTCGGCGGTCAGGCGGATGTAGTTCCCCGCCTTTTCGCCACTTTGTGTGGCGACTAATACGCCACTACCCTGTGCCCCTACCAATAACTGCTGGTAGGAGTCAACGTCAATTGCTTTGCCATCGACGCCCGTGTGGGGGATACTGACGAAAGTGCTGCTGTCCAACCACCCGATGTGGGCGGCTAGACACTCTCTCTCTACCTCGGATGTGATGTACCGCTTCATGCGGTCATCACGGGCGGCATTAGTGCTGCCCTTATCCTCAATCGTGATCGAGGTATTCTTAACTACCAACTCTACTGCTTTATAAATCTTGGACATTTCGACCTCCTGGGTCATACCGTGCCTACTTGTTCCTCCCTTGCGGTGAGGCATCAGCACGGCAACTCCTAACGCACACATTGCCAAGCGGAGTAATCTCTGCAATGGATTGGATGGACATCCGCTAGGGTGAAGATTAACCACGCTACCCTATAGAACGTGGGGGTGTTCTGCACATTGTTTAGCCACGTCAGAACATACGTGGTGTGCGGACATGCTTCCTGGGTACTTCCCTCATCAGGCGTCCCAGGCTAGTGTCCTATATACGCCCTTCCTATTGCTAGGTGGGCTTTATGCCAACACCAACCCCCTCTACATCGCAATGTGAGGGGGCTACGCATGAATGGGGGCTACCGCCAACGTAGCCCCCGCCGTTGCGGCTTCGGGGGCATCGGCGCACCCACCACCACAACGTTCTTGAGGGTATACCCCTCGTGCTGGGCCGCTTGATACACGTCCCATTCAACCCGAACGCCCTGCCGTTTCTCTGACAGGGCGTGTGCCAGCATAACGTCAATCGCACTGACGTTATGCTGGCGGGGGAACCATTCGTCCAACACCGGGTCTGGTGTGACCCGGTGCGCCACGACTGAATTAGAGGTCATACTGCGCCTCCAATTCGGACATGACGAGGGCGATCTCAGCCGCAAGCAATTTCCGAGCCTCGGCTGAAATACGGACACCGTGCCACAGCGCATAACGCACTGCGGCTGTTTTCTCCCGCACGATCTCCCCTTCCCACGTGAAGAGGAACACGCCGTTCGATGACGCTTCAAGGCGGGCCATCTTACTTACCCGCCTTGACGTTGGCGCATGCCTGCGCCATTTTTCCATCGGTAACGTTGTGGTTCTCACACCACAACTCAATACCGGACGTGCTTTCGGAGCACGTCTGTGAGGGGAATTCGCCCCCATCTTGCCAGGTGGTGTACTCCGCCTGACAACCCACCGCCGTTAAGTCGCCACCGCTGGCGACTTCGACCGTGCGAACGGTCGAGAGAACATACGGAACCGCTATCGCCACAAACACAATGATTGCAGCAATAACAAACAGCATCTGAACAACCTTAGCGGACGACGTGGCACGAATTTCTTTATTGGAATACATTTCAACCTCCATGGTTGCGTCATGCCTACTTGTTCCTCCCTTGCGGTGAGGCATCAGCACAACGGCTTCTGGATACTACACGCGGTTGACCGAAGCTTTGTCAACGGCGAACAACGACACCAGGGTGAAGATTAACCACGCTACCCTGTGAAACGTGGGGTGATACTAGACTTGTTTAGCCACGCGAGTATCACAACGTGGTGGTCGAACAACTTCACGGGTATTTCCCTCATCAGGCGTCCCGGCTTGTGTTCTTATTGTCCCTTCCTATTGCTAGGTGGGTTTGCTGACAACATCCAAGCGTCCATGAGAGATATAAAGATACCCCCCGGTTCACTTTGACATCGTGAACCAGACACTAATCCTCTCTTCCCGCGAAAAAAAATTTAAACTAGACAATCCCTCTACCCGTGTTATACTATCAATACCACAGTACCGGGAGTATGTATGAAAAAAGGAACATTCGTCAGCACGCCACGCGGGAACGGCATTTATATTGGAGACGATCTCGTATACATAATAGACAGAGGGACATACGAGCGAGTGAAGCGATTACGCCGCGAGGTCAAGATTGACTTTTCGGCGATGGCCTTACCGAGCAACGTGTTAGACCTAGCAATCCGTCGTTACACGCGGGTAGTAACTGGGAACGGAATAGAAATCCGAACGCCGAAGATAGAGATCAAAGCCACACCGGACATCACGACTCCATATTGCAAAGGAGAAGTGTGTTTGTATTTTGTGGAGCGGGGAGACATCATGACCGCCGTACTCATAGACAGAATTATGGAATAAGGAGCCAATATGAAACAAGGCACAACCGTAACCACCCCAAAGGGCGAAGGTATCTACATAGGCAACGGTCGCGTCTACCTACTGGACACCGGCGAGCGAACGAAGGTAAAGAAGCGGGAGGTACGAGTGGATGTACCGTTGACCGCACTACCGACCGATGTGCTAGATATGGTAGTGAAGCGATATACAGACATTGCAATTGGGAACGGGATTGAGATCAGGACGAAGGCAATAGGGATACATGAAGCCGCGCAAATGATCAAAGCCGCGCCAGAGACCTCGATATATTGTGAAGGAGGGATATGTTTATACTTCCGGTATGTAGATGGGATCACAATGGCTGTATTTATTGACAAAAGCATAGGAGGTGGATAATAGAGATAACAACCATAGTATGGAGGCAAGGAAATGGACAAGATCAGATTTGCGATAGTTGAGGATGGGATTTGCCCGGTATGTGGGAACGAGATACACATGACAGAGTGTCCCGTATGTCGAGGAAAACAAGAGGGATACGTCATGGTGTTAGCTCTGACCAAAGCGGAGGAGGAGGGATTGAGTAAAGTCAAGCAGGGCAAAAGTAAAGGGATTAAGAAACTGAGAGATCGCGAGTTGGTGGAAGATGGTAAGTTGACACTAGCCGGGGAAAGAGTGATAAAACGCATGGCACACAGCGTAGTTGGAGAAGAACGGACATACCGAGGTGTACCAGTGACTGTAGTGAGAAGCAACGCACGAGAAACGACCGTGCGTTTAGACAATGGTCGGAAACTCACCGTTCGCACACAGGAGTTAGAATGAAAGTGTTGGAAGCTGGGTGCGAGTGCCCACGTTGCAGGAACGGCATAATGGAACAAACGGCTGGGGCGATAGCGTGTGACCATTGCCAGTACACAGTGTACGACCAAGTAATGATCCTATTCAAGAACCTGAAAATTGGCGACGAATTTATCGAGGCCGATAGATTAGGGACATTGATGCACATGGAAGATTTGCTTGAAGTACTTGTAAAGATTAGCCCGCGTATGGCAGAGTGGCCGGACGGACATACAGCAAGATACCCAGCAAATGGCAAGTGTGTACTGTATGATGATTGTAGAGTCAAACTAGCAACAGGCGAACAGATCGCCAAATTGCGCACGGTGGGATATAATGGTTCCCCGGCCCTCAATTACACAGCCGCAGAAACATTATTGCGGGAAATGGAAGAGTATCAAAGGAGTAGGAGTTTGCATGCGAACTAATCACCTGACCGACGTAGAGTTGGCGCGTGACATTTTAAGTAGAAACCCCGTTGTATTAAGCCTCAAAACCAACGATGAAGGCGACGTGACCTTTATATGCACGGTCGAAGCCGACACAAATGCCTATGGAGTCTACGGAGCGGTACAGCCCGCTAGAGATGCTCCGTGCGCACGAGGAGAACGCCACTACGAAGACGTGCATTACAACCTCCGCAAATATATAGCCAATCGTATGGTCTGCGCGTATCATCTGGATTGTAATATGAATGCACTCAAGCAAACGGCCAGACACAATGGACTGCGCTGGGTGTATCCATATATCGGCTTTGACATCAGCGAACTGTACGCTGAATATAACGCGAAGTGGGACTATACCACACGGGATTTCAAGAAATACTCCCTCGCTGTAGTTGCAAAGAGAGAGGGACTATGTACACGGTTAGAAGAAGCTCATACCGTATTACAACTAATCCGTAAGATAGCAGGAGAAAACAAATGAAAAGCACTAAAGTGTTAATGTTAATAGTTGCTGTAATCGTGATGATGGTGGCGACAGCCGGACTTACAGTACTTGCTTTAGGTAATTCCGAGAGGCAGTGCAACAAAGATGATTATTATACTCAGACAGAACTCGCGTATGAGCAAGTATCGTTTATTATGGATGAATACAATTATCATGAAGTTCCGATATTCGACATTTTGAACGATATGGACAGTCTAATCAAAGAAGCCAAGCAATTCAAAGTGGGGAAGTGTGTCGAGGATGCGAATATTCATTTTATGGATTCGCTACAGCACACACGAAATGCGTTTGTGCTACGCAGTAACGGCGCGGCCACTACGGAAATCGAGGCGGAATTTTGGGCCGCGATAAGTAGTTATAGAGAGTACGCAGTGTTACGAGACCAATAATCGAGTTGACACCCGCACGAGTCCAGAAAACTCGTGCGGTTTATTTTATATAAGGAGCAGTGAATGTTAACAGAGCAAGCAAAGAGGATTTTCCAGAAGTACCTTCGTCGGGACATCAACGGCAACGTGATTGAATCAGTTGAAACCTCATTCGAGCGCGTCGCAATGGCAATCGCCACTTACGATTATCATCCCGGTAAATTTTACCCGTTCCTACATCGTGTGATGCACAACCTGGAATGGGTTCCTAATCGCCCGGCGTGGTTCGGAGCTGGACGCACGGGATTAACATCGGCGTGTACGTTTTTCGAGATGGAAGACAGCTTCATAGACGGGGCCGATTCCATTGTCAACACTCTCAAGAAAGCACTGTCAGCACAGCAACTCGGTAGCGGCGTCGGATGGGGCGTATCAAATCTACGTCCTCCGGGCGACATTGTGCGAAGTACTGGTGGTAGAGCCACAGGGCCATTGGAATTCATTAAATCCTTTGTCCCGATCTTAAAAACCGTTCAGCAGGGTGGATACTTGCAGGGCGCGAATAATGTGGCCCTGCACAGTGATTACCCCGATCAGAAAGAACTCTTGCGCTTTATCAACGCGAAACTTGACGAGAACTCCTTGAGCGTATTCAACACGAACCTCCTGGTCACGGATTCGTTCATGGAAAACCCAGATCCCGTAGTGTGGAACGCGCTGATCCATGCAATGTGGGTCAACGGCGGGATTGGCGTGCAGTTCATCGACACCGCCAACCGGCACAATGCTATTCCCGGATACGGCCCATTGCAAGGAACGAACCCGTGTTCTGAGTTCTTCCTGTTCAGCAGCGAATCATGCCAACCCGGATACATCAACATGACGAAGTTTGTAAAACAGGGCAAAGTGAATTGGGATAAACTTGCGAAAACTGTACGTATTGCCACACGTGCAATGGACGATTTGATTGACGCCAATCATTATATTCCGAGCGTGCCTGAAATGAGCCGCATTGCCAAACAAACGCGCCGAATGGGGAATGGCATCACCGGCTTTGCGGACATGCTGGTATTGATGGGAATCAAATACGGCAGTGACGAGAGCGTTGATTTAGTAGGACAATTGTACGAATTCATCCTCTATCATTCCATGCTTGAGAGCGAAAAGTTAGCCGTAGAACGTGGAGCTTTCCCGTTGTTTGAAGATAGCATATATGCTTACGGAGAATGGGAGAAACCGCGCCCGTGGAACAAGGAACATTACGACTTTAATCGTCCATACCTAGATTGGGAAATCGTCGAGCGGCACCTACCCGATGGTATCCGTAACTGCGGATTTACCGTAGCCGCTCCCAGTTCATTCGGGAGTCAGACCATGAGTACAGAAGGTTACGGCATCGAACCGATTTTCGCTCCGGGCTATGTCAGGAACTTCGGTGATGGTTCCCAAGCGATTGAAGGAACGGCCTTGACGCGCTATCCTGCATTTGTAGCCGCCCACGAGTTGAACATCGTTGAACACCTGTCTATTGTGGCATCCGCCCAAGCGTTCATCACGGAGTCCATCTCAAAGACTGTGAACATGCCATACGATGCGACGGAAGCCGACGTTGAGTTTGCCGTGAGCTACGCATGGGAAAACGGGATCAAGAACATCATTGTCTATCGCGCCCAGAGCCGTGAAGAAGAGCCGCTAGTCGCTTGCAAAGAATGTTCAAAAGTGCCAGAAGATGAAATCGTCTTTCAAGTTCTTTAGCAACAAAGAGTGCCAATACTATCCATGCCATAAGGGGATAGATGAGGTGAATTGCCTGTTCTGCTTCTGTCCCCTCTATAATATGGATTGTGGTGGAAACTATACAATCCTAGAAAACGGCGTAAAGGATTGCTCAAATTGTTTAATCCCGCATGGGCCTAACGGATGGCAGTACATCATAGACAAGTTGACTACTAAGAAAGAGGTAGTAGAATAGGGATGAGGCACAAACATGCATGGATTAAAATTCACATACACGGCAGAGATGATCGATACGGACGGCAAAAGCACCAAAGCGACGCACATACTATGCAAGCATCTGTTCGACGATGGGGAAATCACAGACCTCATTGGAGATCCGATAACGACATACATGGTGGCTGTTAACTCGGCAATGTCAGACTTTGGGGCAAAGATAGATGTACCCACTACCCCGCGAAAGTTCGGCGTGGTCGTCGAAGACATTGAAATTGTGGAACTACAACAAGGGAGAAAAGGATAATGGCACAGGATGAAAAGACATATTACCAGGATGGTAGTGTTCATGTAACAAGCGCACGGGTTGTGTTGGGCCAAAAGACCTATGCAATGTCTAACATCATCTCTGTATCGCTTAAAATGTCGAAGCATGTCATGCGCGGAATTATACTCGGATTATTGGGTATAATAATCCCCTGGGGGTCAATCGGCTTTTATTTTCAAGGACACAACACATGAAGGTTATCGCCCTGCTAATACTAACATGCGCCCTATTGATTGCCGGGTTAGCGGCGGGAGTACTTCACGGAGAGCATCGGATGTGCGATCAGTACCGTGAAGTATTCCCGAATACACATTTTGAGGTTCGGAACGGTGTGTGCTCAGCCGAAGGGCTTAACGGCGAATGGTTTAGTATGCACGGTATCAAATAAGGAGATTGGATGAGGAAAGTTACGAGATATATTGGTGGAACATGCACCATTGAAGAATACACAGAGATGAAACGCCAGGCGAAGCTACTGGGAGTCCCGGTAGCTTCGCTTTTACGCATATTGGTCATGATGGCTACACCGGAACATGTCAAGAAGGCCGTGGGGAAAACGGTCGGAAAGGCGGGGGAGTATCAGTTCAATGGCGGGCACAGCCCGAAACCAGTTGTGCAAAAACTAGCGAGGCTCGCCGCCATCACAAAGAAGTCGAAAGCCGGTGTGCTCCGCGCCCTCGTGATAGCTAATGCCCGGTTGTTTGCCTGGGCGAATGAGGAAAGCCAGAAATGAGAAAGAGGAAAGTCGTAATTGATTTTAAGGCCGCGCATGCACTCGCCCGAAAAGAACTTCCTGGAATAAAACCGCAGAGAGTCGCCATCACCGCGTTGGAAATGATGACGGAATACATGAAAAGCGGCGGGAGCTACGACGATCTGGCCGTCAAGATAAGTGGGATTTGTCTAGCGTCCCTGGAATACTTCGAGCCGGGTATGCCAGTCGGCAGTTACGCGGGGCCAGCCGACATGCTAAGCGGAATCGTTGTTGTCTTGTTGCAGATTGAGCGGAAATTCCTCTATGCCCCAGCTATTGCCACCGCCGCAGTAAAAGCCGCCAATGTCAACGCGGCCCACTTCAACCGCAATTTTAAACGATTGCTAGGAGAGATGAAACAGTGAATGTCGGAGCAGAAGTAAAATACGCAAGATCAGAAGCGACTCGATCTATTAACTCTTGGGCCGAAGGATTTACAGTGTCGCCGACGACTAATATAGTCGCTATCGTCAACGACGTTCGGAATACATTGCAAGGTGTCGGGCAGTCAAATCCGCATATTAGAGGGGCCGTGGCGGAAATAACACGTCGGCTCTCATCTCTGTTTAGCCGACATCTGCAAGAATCTGGCAAGCCCGACCTATTCGTCTGCCTCCCAGCGAAGGGCGGAATCCCTGTAGCCCTCGCTGTGGAAGTAAAAGGCTTCTATGGGGCCTTAAAGCGAAAAACTCTGCGGGAGAATCAACTACAGTGGGCTGAAAAGACGACTTGGGGGGCTGCTTATTGGATTTTCCTGTGGGGCTATGAAGACGACACACCCCCGCAAAGTTTTTCCACTCGTGCCGCAAGAGATAAACGACATGCCTATCTAATCCCGCTATCTCATTGGATTGCGAAGTGGAACGAGATCGAACGCCTAGCAAACGTAGGTACGCTCCATTATTATAACGGGTCGCACAGCCGGAAAGCTCTGCGCGAACATGATATTACAGTCGGCACAGCGTTCGGGGCCTTTGAGCTTAAACGCAAAGGTAGCTATTGGGTCTTACCGCAAGAGCATCCATTGGCGCGAGTTCTTGCGTAGACGCTCCTCCTGAGTGACCCCCTGGTGGCACACCAGGGGGTATTTCTTTGCCAGTCACCGTAACTTGTGATACAATGTCAGCATGGCAAACAGATTGATCAGCAAAAGCGGAATTCACCATCTCGAAGAACTGCTGGCCCGCGAAGTCATTTCCGCGCACGAGTTTGAGGTGTGTATCCGCGCAAATGAGGCCGATGACCCGAATATATTTTTGGGATATTGGACATTGCGAGGCGGGGAAGATCAACAGTACTGTCGGATTTGCCAATGTGGGTCTGGCACATGCCGGTATCCCAAAAAGCACTCAGGGGGATATTGGATACGGCGTGGACTGCAACTGTTCCCGTGGCAAGTGAATGTCATAATGGGAAACATGGAGGATATGTACGGGAACCCGGCCCACACCATCACCATACTCGGCGGGCCGGGGTGTGGCAAGAGTCTTTTGCTGGCGACCGCGAATATGATGTGGGGTGCATTGAACCCCGGATTCATCGGCCTGTGTCCCGCCCCGACATCAGAGCAGAACAGCGCGGTATTGAGAGAGGCCGTGAAACACTTTCACGGGACACGGTTCAGCCAAGTATTTCTGGAAACTGACATATCTGCCAAGACCGCGAACAAACCCCTGGTCATCAAATTCAAGAACGGATCATCTACACAACTATTCACCACGAGTGCATTTGCCGGTGGCGCACGCGCTGGCACAAAGAATTTAGGGAAAGAGGGCGACGCAGGCGCATACGATGAGGCCGGTATTGATGAACGTTTCCCTGTAAACTTCCAGGTATTGGGCACTCGTATGCGCGGGACGCGCTCTGATGGCACACCGCGTGGCATTACATATCCCAACGGCGAACGCATCACAATGATGCTCCTCATTTCAAATCCAAACCCGAACAATATTGCCTGGGATGAATTTGTCAATTACACTGCAACCGCTCCCGGATTCAAGGTCATGGAAGTGTCCACTGACTCAAACAAGGCAATCACGCAAACACAGGGAGCCATCGTGCGAGATCGAGTGATAGCCGCCGTCGTTGCTCAGCATGGAGATATAGAGGATGCCGAGGCAATTCTGAGCGGTAGTCAGGACTCAATTGGTGGCGGGGAAGTGTTCTCGAAAGCTACAATTGAGCGCACCGTAGATAGCGGGTACGACATAACTGAATATGTCGTCCGCAGTCTGTATGGCTCTCAAGGAAGCGGGAATTTTGAGTTCTTCATTCCGCCTATGTCCGGGCATCGTTACACCATCTCAGTTGATCCAGGCGTCTCGTTCGCCCCGCGCAGAAACGCGCCGACGATTGGGGTGTGGGATGTTACAGATTTGAACAGCACTTATCTAGTCGGGCTATACTGGGGTGCGATTATAGAGGGCGATCCCACACACTACCTATACAAAATAAGAGAATGGATTGACTTATATGCTTGTACAGCCAGCATTGACACGACTGGGCCGCAATACTTGATACTCGGTCGCACTGAGTTAGCTGATGTGTCCACGCGCTTATTAGGTTGTGCGTACCCAGCAAATATAAAACGCTCCATACAAGTTATGCTCAGAGAAGACGCAACATCTGGCCTGATTCGAGTTCCTAATTACTCGTACTTCCGGCGTCAGATGCGGAGTTACACTTGGAGCGATTCAAACAAGAGCCTCCCGCAAGACCTCATATCTATGATGATGGTGTTTGCGGATTGGCGTAGAGCGGCCACATCGTCGGATTCTCTCCGTGCATTTGCCAAGCAACAAGTTGAAGACGCCGTTCAGCAATACATACTTACTCAGAGACACGGCAGTCATGACGCGACTCGTACCAGAGGGCACGAAAGATGAAAAACTTGACAAACAACAAACAACCTGCTATTATTCACTTAGCGATGAAAAGGGACGGTTTGGTCGTCATCCCTCGTGGAGTAAAGCGGGCGGATGGTTCAGCGCAACAGAGAGACCAGCCCTTATTGAGGCTTGATTTCAAATCAAATACCGTCTATCTAAAAAATCGCAGTGATGGAAGGGAATATGTCGTTGGAAGTATCGCAGGGATACGACTTGAAACTGCGAATTCAGTTCCGAGCATAATTATCGGACTGTCAGTTCCCATCACTAGATTTAATCAGTAATCGTTACGCATTTTCAGCGGGCCGTGTGAGCCAATAACCACACGGCCCGCTTTTCGTTTACTAGGAGAATACATGCCTTCTGATTTTTCAAGTTCGCCGCTCAGCGCGTTCAACCCGAATGACTTCGGCTTTGCTGGCCCGTGGCCTACGGAGAGATGGGGAGTAGCACAATTACAGTACGCGAAGGCGCAAATGCTTATCAGTGGCATGGCGTTGAAGGCGAAAGACCCGCGTACACGAGACCCGCTCTACCCGCTAGAGATCGACCTGTATGACTTTGTGTGCGAGACGCACGCGACTATGGTGGTTGGGGACGGCGGAAACATGCCGCCCATCACACTATTTACCGGGGCGACTAAGCGTGCGCAGAAACGCGCAATCAAATTCACTGAGTACATTGCCGAGGCATGGCGGAATAGTGACCCGTCCCTGATGTGGACTTTATTCTACAACACGAATGTATACGGTGGATATGGGCTTATGGCACGGATTCAAAAGGGACGTGGCGGAATACCGATTATGTACGAGCCTATCCCCCCAATGGAATTCTACCCAATCCTCGACTCCCGAAACAACGTGATCGAATTCTTCATTCACCGACGTATTACACATTCAGAAGCACGCTGGATTTACGGGGTTACGATCCCGGATCATGAAGTTCCGTACTATACGGAGTATTGGAATCCCCGGCGATATGAGGTGCGGATCAACAACCGAACGGCGTACTACAGCGACGGAAACAAGATGAAGGGCGAAAATATTTTTGGTGTCGCGCCTGCCGTGTATATTCCTCATCTCCGCAAATCCTCCGAGTGGGGACAGAGCCAATTGCTGGGAATAGATGCCCTCATTAAAGAGTTCAATGCCAGAGTCGCAGATGTAAGTGACAGCGTGCGCGACGGAGCCACGTTTGAGGCATGGGGATATAACGTAGCGGCCCCCGAACAAATATATTTCGGACGACGCAAAGTGTACGCGCTTGGAGAAAACCTTGATAGTCGCCGTGCTCCGCATATCGAGACTATGAGTTCCGGTAGCACGATCAAGGACGGGGCGGCGTTCGCTGATTGGATGTGGGATATGATTTTGTATCTCAGCCGCATCCCCCTAGTAGCATTGGGTGTAGACGAAGGGTCACAGCGTAGCAGTATGACATTACGATCCCGATTCTGGCCCCTTGTTGCGCACAGTACAGTGGAGCGCACGTACGCCGAACGTGGGTTAAACGAATTAGCCCGCATCACAATATTGGGTTTACATGCCTTAGGTATCGCTTCGTCTAACGGCAACGATACCAGCATAAGCCAAACATGGCCCGACATGTTACCGCAAGACAGGTTGGAGTTGCTAAATGAAATGGTGCAACGACGATCAGCCGGTTTGATAAGTCAGCTGAGAGCAATGCAACAATTCGGTGACATCCCTGATCCCATTGAAGAACAAGAAATAATCCGGGCCGAAGAACAAATTATACAAGGAGGTAAAGAGAACGATGGAAAAGCCGATCAAGACAACGGGAACGCTGAATGACTTTTATGAGTTCGCTTCGTCACAACCGCGAGATGTTGTAATTTCGAGCGGTGAAGCAGCGGACGATATATTGGTATGTATGCGGGACGTAAAGACAGCGATCAGTACGTCAGACTTCGATATAGTGATTCCTGCTGGTGGAACGAAAATCCTGCCGGGAATGAGCGTCAAGGTAATATCTGTCACCAAAGGCGCACTCGTTGGTATTTTCAGGTACGTAAACAATGGCTGATACCCCACCGCAACTACTTGAAGTAACCGGGCAGATGCGCATCACTCGTGATGCGCAAGAAGGCCCTTTTCATCTTGACGACATTGCCTTGAAGATGCAAATGTCCGAGCATGTTATTGACGTAATGACTACCGGACTATTGAAGCGTAAACAAATGGCAATGACGATTGGAGCAAATCTTATTTACCTACGGGCGAGCAAACCCATCACCGTATACTACGGTATCAGCATTGAGGGGCACGTCACAGACTTCTTCTTTGTGCATGGGTTCTTTCCTAAGGGTATTCTTGTGTCTGCGGATTCCGGTACTGAAATCCGCCTCGTGATAGCAAAGGAGGCTAGTTAATGCCACAGACAAGAATGCACATGGTTCTCACGGATACGGATGGTGGTGTGGTTGTCGGCGAACATGAAGTCGATAAAACTTTTGATTTTGCCGAGAAACTAGACCATCGCCTTAACCTGAAACCGGACGATACGGTTACTGACCTAACCGCGATTTTGGCTCAGATGGGGGCGCCGACGAAGATCAAGGCGTTGTTTGTATCATCTGATATTGATGGAGTGCTCGTTCAGCTTAAAACTATGGCTGACTTAGCAACTGACGATGACAACATCGTTGTGACTGGCGCGTATCCATTCTTCTTTACCGCGTCCGAGGCCGGTATGAGCGTTGCGACTCCATTTGAATTTGGCGTAGTTTTACCCGTAGCTGCAAGCGATGAGACCGCGCACCTGCGAGTTATAGCTTTTTATTAAGGAGTGAAACATGGCTACTGCTAATATTACATTAGGTATTGCGAGTAACGACGTTACTGAAAACGTCACCCACGCAACCGAATACAACGAACTGGCCCAGCAAACGCTCAACGTTGCGCCTGGGGCTTCCGCCATTGCGCTTGAGGCAATTCTTGCGCAGTTAGGTGTGGCATCTAAAGCAAAGTTCATTTTGGTGAAATCTGACCGCGATGGCGTTGTGGCGAACGTCACCACGGCCACCGGCGAAACCGCAGTTTTGGGAGCGTATCCATTCTTCGCTACCGGGCTAGACAATCCCGGCATGAGCGTTGCGTCCCCATTCGCCCTGACTGTTGAACTTCCAGCCGGAGACCAAACCGCGCACGTGCGTATTGTTGCGTTTGGTTAATTCGTATGTATGGAATTGACGTAAGCACACGACGTAATGCCTTGCTTGCTATTACACAACGGCACGCGAAGAGAATCCCGGCAATCCGAGTATTGCACATCATTCTCGATGCGGCCCGTGAGAATGGCTGGTCGGACGTTATAGTCCAAGCACAACAGGCGATCACTAGAGATGCCAATAGAGCCATGACCGAACAGGCCGTGACATTCAAAGGAGAATCATGAAGTTGAAAGACCTTACTCAAGAAAAACTCGATGAACTCGTTGCTCAGTTAAGCAAAGCGGAAGCCGCTATTGCCAAGCATGCAGATGCCGTCAATGGATACAAAGGCACGCAGGAACAACTACAGCAACGATTAACCGAAGAATCAAAGATCGTTACCGATCTCACGACGAAGCTGGAAGAGCAAGCCAAACGACTTGAGGCTATCCCAGAGTTAGAAGCCGCTCGCAAGAAGTACGAAAGACTGTCCGCCCTCGCCGATCATGCGGAACTTATGAGCAGTGCGGCTGTGCGCGACTTAGTATTGTCAAGCACCCTGCCCGTCGAGGAACTGGCGGAGTCTTTACCTAAACTCGAAGCCTTCTTGAAACCCGCGCCGCAATCGGACGAGGTTAAACCCGAACCTGTTGCGCAACCGGAGGCCAAGAAGGAGGAGGAGTCCGCGTTACCGCAGCAACCTCCGACACAGAACGGTGCGGCGGCCTTCGGGAAAGCTCGCACTCTTGACGAGATCGACAACGAAATTCAACAGGCTATCTTTAGCGGAGACACTAATACCGTAATGCGGTTGTCCTCCGAACGAATGGCCGTCATCAGAAAATAATGGAGGCATACAATGTCACTTGACGCTTATTACAGCGCGAATCCCGTTGAGGTATTCGATAGAAACCAATGGGATGTCTATGACGCGATTCTAGCTACCGGCTTTCACAAAGCCGCTTTCTGGTCGCCGATGTTGCAATACGTTGACCTGAAAGCATCACCGGAAAAGAATACGGTCACAGCTTTTGAGGCTTTGCCGGGAATGGTTAACGCGAATCCGATTGGGACTCGTCAGCTTTATGTTGATCCTATGACCTGGGGATCGAGAAACAAGAAACTGACGGGCCACAAACACTACGGGCAAAAAGTTCAAATGCACGACCTCGACCCATTGTTGAACCAGTGGATTGAAGGTGGTATCAGCAAAGAACAGTTGCTGATGTCGGTTGCCGCACAGCAACTTGGCTACTCCGTAGTCTGGACGATGGAACATATTGCACGCAATCAATTCCTGCGTCGTGCGTTACATCAATTCTACGGCCCGCAAGGGCAAGGTAGTTCCTTCGCCGATATTGGCCGGGACACCCAAAGCACATTCCAATTGTCCATGCTTGGGCAAATCAAACTCCGCTTGAGCGCACGAGTTCAGGCGACTATGCAACAGTATGGTACATACTTGCAACCAATCCCCGGTAAAGCCGGGCAACTGCTTGCGATGACCACCCCCGGTGTCATTCATGACTTGTGGAACCAAAAGAACGACTTCATGGTTGACTTACGCACCTTGCGCGATCCTCGCTTGTTGGTGCGCGGAAGCCAAATTGACTACAAGGGCTTTACCTTTGCTGAGGGGCCGTGGGATGTATCTGCGCTGTGGAACTCCGGCATGGTTGATGCGCAGGCGTTGGTATATAAGTATCTATCAACGGACACGAATTTTGTTGCAACTCGTGGAACTGATAGCGGTATCGTGGCTAATGATGGCGCACCAGACCCGGAGGTACGGGCAGTAGATGGGTATCAATATGTTGGCCTCGGTTCAGACAAGGCGATGCACTATATTCTAGTGTCGCAACTTGCAGCGGGAACCATTGTGCCGGGCGAGCGAGTTACCTTGCACACCGTCCAAACGTTGCCTTCTGGGACGCTGGGTTACGATTATTTCGGCATCAACTACGGCGTCGCATGGTACGATGGCATGACGCATACGTTGGAAGTTGAAAGCGTTGAGAATGTCACCGAAAGCGGGGACGCCTTGACGAAGATCACCTTCCGCACCCCAGTATTGCTCGATTACACCACCGAGATTGCGGCGAGTGGCGCATCTGTTCCTATTGCGGACTCCGCTAACGGAACAACCACAACGATCACGGCAGACCGGAGTGTCGTTGCCTTCTTGACCAAAGCACAACATATTCACCCCGTAGTCATCAACGCGGCGCGTGGTGCTCACGTATTTGCTATGACGCAAAAGGTGAAGTTCCACGAACCAGTGCCCGTTGACGATTTCGAGGCAATGTGGCGCATGTCCTGGAATATGCGCGGTGCGCCGAATGTGTGGAACCCTGATCTCTACGAGGTTTACTTCTGCGCTGGCAGCTTCGGTAATCGCGCGGCGGCACTGACGTTCTAATGTTAACTTGGGGAGAGTTGGAGCGGCTGATAGCAGCCGAAATTGACGAAGATACGTTGCCGGAGTCAAACGGTGTATCCTCAGTCAATGCAGCATTGCGCACACTGGCTTCGCATTGGGCTTACGGTGGAATCTATAACGCCACCGTAACCAATACGGGGTCGTTGTTGATGCCGTCCGACTATCTTCAAATGCACGGGGTACGGGCGGTTGGCGAAGGCTTGTTGATGATTCGCTATCCGTCCATCCCCGATGATGATGATGATGCGTTGGGTTGGTACGAATTTCCGTCTGGCACATTGCATTTCGTTAACTTCACGGGCGAAGTGCAAGTCTTTTACTACTCGTATTACCCGCAAATCATTGACCCGGAAGATAAGAATCTGATTATCCCGATTCCGGCCTGGTCGGTCAAGGGTGTTTTGTTGTTATCATCAGCCTACATGCAGTTCCCTAAAGTAATATCTGACAGCACGCTAAACCAATTCAACACAGGGCTTGATAGTGGGAATCCGGAAGACATTCCGCTTATCCTTGCAATTAAATTCCTGCGCGATCAATACGAAGAGGAAATGCGCCACTGGCCTAAACAGAAACGGGAACTGATGTTACCTAATCCGAGAGGTACTTATGGCCGAAATCGTTAACAGCGTGAAGGTTGATATTTCGGATCGTATGCTAAAAGCGTTACAAGACGCGCTAGGAAACGATACCGGGATTATCAAGAAAGGCCCGCTACACGCATCTCCAGTGAAAACCGTTCAGGCGATCACGCTACGGGACATGGATCCGTCATCTCTGAGCAGTGGATGGATTGACCGGCGTTATGCCACCGTCCCTACAGACAAACGCAGGTTCAAAATGGCAGATGACGAGATTGGTGGAAACCAAGCTTGGTTATTGCGCGGCGTAGCTCATCTACAATTCAACTTCGCCCGCAGTAAGAAGGCACGCGAGGAAGCCCTGGTCGAAGCCGAGTATTACAAAGCTCAGACGCAGGACATTATCAATGTAATGCCGGACGTGTTCTCTAGTACAGACGGACGGTGGTCAGTTATGGATATTGTCGTTGATCATGTTGATGTAAAAGAACAGGGCGGCGACAAGTCATGGATATGGACGTACTTCGTGTTCTGGGAGGCGTCCGCTTATTACAACCCTTATAGGAGTAAATATTATGGCTCTGATCTCGACTAAAGGAAGGATGGGTTTTTTGTTACAAAGTAACCGTTTGGGGTACTTGTCGAAGGACGGTTCTCCGTCCCCCGATGCTATTACGTACTACCCAACTGGTGGCAATATATTAACTTTCAATGCCACGACTGTTGATGTGTCCCCGCAAATTGACCAGCGGATGCTTGAGGCTGAAATTGGCGGGACGATGTTCCCCACGGGCGCGTATCGTGCGGGGTACAACGTCGCTGGGTCTTATACCTTGCAACCACGTATGGAAGACACTTTCGGGTGGATTCTATACGCTTTGAGCGGCGCGATCCTGTCTGAGTATGAAGGCACGGGGATTGGCGAGCACTCGTTTATGCTGGACGAAAGTTCACGGGCCGGTAATTTGCCGTGGCTTTCCTTCTTCAAGTACTTGCCCGGTATCGGCCCGGCCTCGGACGCACTTGAGGTTCACGAGGATTCCCGTATTATCTCGGCGGTCCTGAATATTCCTGCCGCTGGATTGATGACGGTGGATATTAACCAGCGGGCACGGGTGTTCGGGATTAACGGAGCGATGAAGTTTGTTGATCGCTCTAGTTTGATTGGCCCGAAGGCCCCCACTTCTGCGACCACAATGAGCACTACGGACTCTGACGGTACAGTTAACACGTTGATTGATTCGACCGCCAACTTCGTGGGGCTTGTGGGGATGCGCGTTTATATTGACGGCGTGGGGTGGAGAACTATCGTTTCCCACACCACGACTGAGATTACGTTCAGCCCCGCTGCCAGTGCTCTGATTGCGACCGGAACTGACTACTTGGTTGATGCTCCGATGTGGGCCGCGACCACGGCAGACACGACGGCGACAACCCTGACTGACAGTGCGGCTTCTTACGCCGTTGATTCTCTCGTCGGCGCCGGTGTCTATATTGAAGGTGTGGGCTGGCGAACGGTTACTACGAATACCGCAACCGTAATCACATTTGAACCACCTGCCGTTGTCGTGTCGTCCGGCGCGATGTATGCGCTGGGTGCGCAAGCTCTTGGTGGGAACATCCGCCAAATTTACGTACAGCCTGACGTGTACGCTGCTGTTAACGTGAACGACTGGATTAGTATCCTCGGCAAAGGTACGCGCCGTGTAAATCAGAAGGTCGTTGATTCTGATGGTAACTACGTATTGCGCGTTGATGGCGAAATGTTTGAAGAGTGCGAAAATGGCGACTACTACATCATCTTGGATTCTACGCACCCGACTGGTGGCACGCTCACCAGCGTTGTGGACAGTGCGGCCTTCACGACCGATGATTTGTACAAGGGTCACTGGATCGAGGTGTGGGATGCTAACGGCGATTCCGTGGGTATGTATGTAATCTCCGGTATTGTTGCCGGGACTACTACGGCCCATGTTGACGGCTCTTTTGCTCTGGCTCCTACATCTGCTATGGCTTACGCTATTTTCATGGAAGAAGTTGACGTGAATTGGCTTGAGGCTGAGTGTCCCATCACTATTCCAAAAACCTCTATTCCCGAAAGTGTCTTCAAGACATTCAAGGAACCTTTTGCCGGTCGGAAGTTGCCGGTTCGCCAGTTGACCGTGAATTATGCGTATCAGGCATTGGACGCAGCCCAAGAGATGTTGGTCGGTGCTTATGAGCAGGACGACATCACGGTTCAAGGAGCCAGCGCGGAGTTGCGCTACACCTATCGCGTACGTTCTCACGAACTGTTCTCCTTGATTGCAACGGGTGGAAGCATTACTCAGGTGATGCGTCGGTTCTCTCCTGATGTGTTCAAATCCGATAGCTACTTCCGTTGTGTGTCTCCGCAAAAGATTACCGGAACGAATGAAGTGTTCGGTATCGAGGGGTACTTCCCGGAGACTGTCTGGGAATTGCAGGGTGCTCCGAGGTTGCAGGGTAACGACATTGTTGAACTTGAGTTCGTCGGTCGCCCCGTTCAGCCCTGTGGTACGAATAACCCGATTTACGGCCCGATGACTTTGGCGGCAGACGCTAACATTGTCACCGGCGCGTTGACCCACGCAGACCTCGACGCCTTATCCGAAGACGACGTGATCGGGAAGTTTATCCGCATCACATCCGGGAACGGGGCCGGGCAAGTTCGTTTCATTGCCGGGTATCGTGACGGCACGAGCGAAGGTACTGTCATCCCGCAACGTCCGTGGATTACCGCTCCTGCCACCGGCGACACGTTTGTTATTGAATCTCACTATTCCGTTATCACCATCACCAACTCCCGCTCCACCCCCTACGGCGACGATGTCCCACAAACTCCGTAACTTAACTCTCGTATGCACTATGGGCTACCGTTATGTAGCCCATAGTTCGCATGCGAACTATTTGAGGTGAACTATGTCAATAGCAATTACGCTAACATCCGATCCGGAAGACAGCATCGTCCCTGGGGCCGCAGGTATGTATGGAGCAACCATTCAAGTGAAAAGTTCTGCTAAATTATGGTGGGGAAGCGATCCGGTCACAGCCCCGGCTCAAGGTATTGATGTCGCGGCGAACACTATATTCCACCTGAAACAACGGGCGTTAAGCAGCTTCCGCGCAACGGGGAGTGGAGTGATGGTGGTTATGCCAGATGCGGAGGAAGACAGCGCGTACTTCTTCTAATCCCAAAAGTGTGATACAATCACAATATCACATTGCAAGGAGATAAAAATGGCTGTACTAATCCATAAGCTAGACGTACCACTAACCGCTACGCAGATATTCACACTCGACAGTGGAGACACGATCACCATTCAGGCTAAGCAAGCAAGCTCTGAGTTGAACATCAGACGCGGAGAGCTTTTGACTAACACTTGGAGTCCCGCGTCTGACAACGATGGGAGTTACAAAGTTTCAATGCTCCCCGCCCTTTATCGTAGCATGGTTGACGCTTTCTGCGCGTCCGTTGAAACCGACATCGTTGACGAGAACGGCGATTTGATCTTCAAGGAATCTCTGACATTCACGGAATACCGGAAGGTGTGGGGGTTAACCGATCTCGACAAACAGATGATGACATGGCGACCAAAAGATGGAAAAGTCGACATGAAAAAGTATTCAATTCGGGACATGATCATGGAAGTGGTATGGCGGGCCAACCCAACATGGGATCCGTTTCGAGACGAAGAAACTGACACAACGAATAGACCACTTCAAAGCTACGGTAGAAAAAATACTAAATGAACCCGAATCTGTTGATAGAGTGCCCTACGAATGGGTGCTCTATCAACATAACAAATCCGCACCGACCCCATATTTAGAGCTTCCGCACGTTCTCTCCATGTACTATGAAGCCGCCTTTCAACTTGAGGTGGAAGCCGCCAAACTAGCTGAACTCAACCGCGAGATAGCAGCTAGATACGAACGGGAACACGCATGAAGTTCGATATAAACGGGATATGGCCCAGTTCGTTAGGTTACACCGAGACTGATACCGACGCTGTATTTCAAGTAGTAAACTATGTTCTAAACAACGTAACACGTGACAACAGAGCAGCCGCGCTAGAGGCCAGTAATCTGTTGCGGCGTGCCCTCGGATTAGAAGAAGTAAACCCCGAATGGCTCCAAGCCGGTAGTGTAATCCACAACGCAATAGATAAAGACCTGTCCAATCCGACAGGTGGTGGAAACTACACGGCCCACAACCTGATGCAATATGCGTTAGAAGATATAGTGGGCGACCCCAGCGAAGCCAAGAAAATCCTTGACAGACAAGTATCTGGTTCCACAGAGTATGAGCGCGAAAGCTCACTGCGTAAACTCGCGCAGGAACACATTATCCCAGAGAGCATTGCAAAGAAACACTCACAAGGCTATTTCAGGCCGGATGCCATAGTGTTGCTTAAGGTGAATGGGAAAAGATATATTGTCATAGACGACTTCAAAGGGCCACACGCGGCCCGGTACACAAAAAACTACCAAGCCCAACTTGACGAGTACCGCCAGAGATGGTTCGATTTGCCCGAAGGTCAACGGCAATCAATACTTGCCGGGACAAAATATAAAGACTGGTACAAGTACGGCCCGGACGACATAGAGGTACGCGGAGTCATCGTCAACAGCAAAACCGTGCGCGAGAAACAAAGCCAGCCCACCGAGCGCAGTACCTGGACACTCACGGGAGAATATGCACGGGAAACGAAGGCTAGGTTGGCACGAGCCGCTTCCGTGTTGCCAGGTTCCGCAATAGCCTCGATTGTCGAGCATGCTATAGCGGGAGAGCTTACGTCTGATGACGTGAAAGCTCTACAAGCGGCTGCCTTAGCCGCCCCCACCGCAAAGTCTTCACAACCCACGTTCTCCGTCCCGGAAATCAAAATACGGAAGCCGGTACAACTCAGCAGAAAGACCAAAGCGGTTAAACCCGTGCCCATAACAGTTAGAGTGGGAGTGGGCGATAAATTCTCCGCAACAGTTGGCGGCGAGGAGAAAGAATTTGAAACTTTGAACGCCCTGTTGTCCACGATCAATAGTGGTGTCAGCATAAGTCGAGTGTCCATACAACACGATGTTGCCGGAGACCCCAGCCAGGCATTACGACTTATTACCGCCACACAAGCGCAGGGGACTTCTATTAGCCACACCGGATTTTCGCCGGAACTCACATATATTGCCGGAAAACCACAGAGCGCATTACGTATCGGCGGAGAAACGGTGAAAACCGGTGACGAAATACCGGGCGGGTATACCGTTATGGGGTTCAGAGAATACAGTCCGGGCTACTCGGTTATGGTAGTTGCGCAGGGTGGACAAGATTACAATATCCCCATAAAACTCACGCCGCACGGCCCGGTCATCGGCGGATATGCGGCAACTCCAATCGTTGATAAGCCGGAACGCGGAGTAGACCCGACATTGGCGGCTGAGACTCCGCGAAGCGTGGGTGTATTCGAGGCAATGGAACGCGCACTGGCGGCCCGTATTAAGGGCAAAAACAGCGGGCTGACTAGACCGGATACATCACCCGGCGCACCGCCAGTGAGGACATGGACGGATGCAAATAGTATACAATTGCGGGGCGTAAACATTCAAGACCTAAAGCCTGGTCGACTTATGTACCGGCCAGCAAACGACACAAATACGGAGGGCGGAGACAAAGAATCAAGAATCGTAGCCTTCCCTGTGGATGAATATCTAAGTAGAGTCCCCGGCATGACGAAAGCAGCAAGCGGTCGATATTTCATCGGTCGTCCGTCGTACAAAGCCGTGAAATTTGCAAAGGATGCATGGAAAGCCCTCCGCTCGCAAGGCCCACTTGCGGTGACTGCTGGCAGGCAAGACCGCATTACAAGCGCGATTGGCGTTACCAAAGGAGCTTCGTCTTCATCACGCCCGAACAGAGGGAATAATTATAGGCTGGCCGTGCTAAACACCGGAGCCATCTCTCAGGGTATGGGATATATCATCCTCCCGAAGGGCGTCAAGCAAGTGATGGCAGAAACGCAATTGAACAAACGGTTTGATGTACCAGACGGATTCACTTGGGATGATAAATTCCTATCGGGTGACACAATCCGTACCGCCGATGGACGTATACGCATAGGCTTCCGCAAGGAGTGGGATCAGAAAAAGGGTGAGAGCGTACAAGTCCCCGTGCATCTCGCTGTGGGGAACTCGTACTCGGAAGTCGGGCTAAACGTAGACAGTAAAGAGTTTCGCGCCTCGGAAGGTTTCAAGGGTGAGGGTGCTTCCATATCACTGCCCCTGGTAGCACGCACCTCAAACTTTACTAGCAAACACATGGGGATCAAGGCGTATATGCGTACACTCACGTACGAAATGGCAGAAGAGCTTTTTGGCGAGAGTGACGCGGAGGCGTTGAGTGAGGACGGAAAACGACTGACGATGGTATTGGGATCAGACGACATAAAGTCTCTGCCCTCATTTGCCACGGCTGTAGCTGACGCCATCGGGGACAACACATTTAACGATTTCCTGACCAGCGATTATAGCGAAGAAGAGATGATTGAGGCTACGCGCCAACTCTTCGAGCGAGCGCAGACCGGCGAGGGGGAGATTTCCCTGACGACTGGCGCACAGGCAGCATCATACGCGCTCAAAATGGGAGACCAAGACAAAGTTTCGTTCGTGACTATGGACGCCTTGTTCCCGGTTACGGCAGAGTTTACACATGGTAACACGCAATTGAACTCAGAAGAGGCAATGCTGTATAAAGTGTCAAACCCAGAAATGTACGAAGGGATACAACGCAAGGCACGACGTGCGCAACTGACCAACGCATCCATCATTAGGGCGAACAAGATAATGGAGGGAAGCCCAGTTAAGGAAGACGAACATATTCTGACCCTTCCCGCTCAAACTGTTAACGAAGTGATGGATGAAATCCGCGAGAAGAAGGGGCCAAATTTCAGATCGTCCGACTTGTTCAGGAAGTTGCTAGGCAAATACGAGGGACTCGACACCGTTGCCCCAATTCACCTTGAGGGAACCGACGTTTATCTGCCATCGTTGTCGGCAATAGCGCAGATGTCTACCATTGATCCGGCAACCGGTGAAGAGTTGGAACGTACGAGCCGGGAGATGTTTGGTTTGCTGACGAGTACGACTAGCAAAGGTGAGTATCAGATAGACAGAGTCGACAAATACCGCGCAAGATTGAAAGAACTCGCTAACACAGAAGCCATACATGTCGGAGTGCAAAACAAGCAGTTGCGCAATGCGCTGTACGTCGGTTATCAATACCACATGAACATGCCAGAAGGTGGAGTGTTTATACCGCCGCGAGACCTGATAGAAATGGTTCCCGGCCTGCGCGGGCAACTGGCACGAGCCGAGAATGTTGCGGAGCAACAGAACATCCTGTCCGATTTATACAGCCAACTTGACGGCGAAGCGGTAACATTCTTCCGCAGACCGGAAACCGATCCTCTGTACTCAGTTCTGCCAATGCGTATGGTCAATCCGTTTGAGGTAGAGGGATTATCTGACATAGCTCTCGAATTGATGAACGCCCCGATGACCCAACAGTTACACACAATGGCCTCTGACTCAATTTACGAACCGGCGTCGGCGGATGTTGACTTCGACACCGCCCTGCTTCAATTCACGCGCAATGTGTCGCTAGACAAAGAGACTGGCGATTTACGCAAGGCGCATATTGGCGGGAAAGCCATGACTGCCCGGCAAGTTGAGAAACACAGTTTGGCTAGATTGCTAGAGATGGGCGCGTTACCTCAAGGGGTCGACACGATAAAGCAGGCGCATCGATACGTTACATTATTCCGTGCTGGAATACGTGGGGCAACCTTCGGCGTTGATCCATCCGATGACAAGGCAATGTTACACCTCATATCTGACGACGAGCGATTTGCCGGGGCGTTAGCGCGGATGGCCTCTGAGAATCCGGCTCCGGGTAGTCAGATGTCGGCAATTTACAGCGACATGAACGATCTGATCGAGTCAGAACAAGGCACGCCAATGGAGCGATTCCTTAAGTCGCTCAAACTCGTGAAGAGAAACGGGGACGGTGAATACGTCAACAACGATCCAGACGAACTCTTTGCGACAACAGCACAGATCAGTCAAGGATCAATAGATTACGTTAAAGCTAAGCGTAATATGGGGCCAACTTATACCTTCCTGCGCGTACTGAACGGCGCATTTCTCAACGCGGTTGACGAAGGGAGACTCAAGGGTAAAGAGATGCTTGAGGCCTACGAAGACATTGCAAAGGCTTCAAACTTATACCAGCGGTCTTTGGACTTGAAAGGGCTGACTAAGCGAGAGGAAGATGCCATATCCCGCTTGTACCGAACGGCCAGAACGTTCTTTAACCCATTCGAGGGCAAGTCCGTTCGTGCGATGGGGCCGCAAGATAATATCATCAGCATGCAGTTAGGCGGCTTCAAATCCGGGTTCATTCGGGATATTATAGGGGGTATGACGAGCGGCGATGATGCAGGGCATTACGTCAGAAGCATGATCAAAGCAATTAAAGCACCTATAGCAGAGGGCAAGATAAACCAACGATTCCCATACTCCCCAGAAGAATTGGCGATGTCTATTGGCACAGAGCATTTGTCAGACAATCCGGTTGTTAAAACAATCAAAGACTTGATAGAAAGGGTAGTACCACGTACGGTATTAGACGCGATAGCTGATAGGGCTATGAATGAAACCGGTGGAGTGTGGAAAGATGAAGTGGTCAACGCTACTCCGCAATACTATAACAGGAACTTGCCCGGAGAAATGCTCGATGCCAGAATTTCCACTGGGGAGGCCAAACTATTACGCAATTTAGAGAAACTGCCAGCGGACGAGGTTGCCAGAATAGCCTCCGCGTCTGCTGCTCCCAGCTTTGATCCCGGTAGACGGCGGAACGTCCTGCTGAACGAACGCGCAGAGGAAAGAAAGAATATACCCGTAGACGCAGCTGCTGGTTTCAAGGCATCCAATTTCACTGTGCCCACACCGGACGAAACACAGGCGGTGACAGCTACGCCAGCCCCGGAGAACATACCCCAACCCGAAGCCCAGATAAACGCGCAACAGAACGACATCGGTGAACAATTGGGCGGTATAATGGCTCAGATTTTCGAGATGGCACGACGGTATACGTTACCCGTCGTGGATTACAACAGCGTAGGGCCTCGTTTCCTAAAAGGCTTATCCGCAATGGCATCCGGGCAATTCGATCCCGGCCTTGCACGGAGAACTAAATCTGTTGTTGCCGGGCAATTTGACGCGGCTGTCGATCTTGTCAGCAATGTGAAGCCCCCTTCGATTCACACAGTCAATGCTTCCAATACCCTAGCAAATATACTGGCGGCTACAGGGCGCAATCCGTACATGGATGCCGGTATGACCCGCAAGATCGCGTACTCTCAATTTGGCGAGGGTGGCGCGATGGCGCAATCATATCAATGGCAGATACGACGTGCTCAAGAGATGATGGCTATCGGCGAGCCGACTTCCCAGCAAGGGAAACAAGATTGGTTCAGGATGACCGAGAGATTAGAAACTTCCTCGAAAGCCATCCTTGCCACAGCGGAGACCATGCGTGAAGCCGGATTCGAGGATTTAGCTAAAAGCATAGAGTCATTTGCGGAGCCTATGGCTAAACTATTGCCGAGCTTCCAGAAAACGAGCGAGGCCATATTGAGCGGGGAATACACGGCAGGAGCAGAAGCCGTGAAAGAGATACCGGAAGATATAAGCAACATGGCTTTGTCGTTAGCCTCCACATTAGAGGAACGCGACAAGATCAGATCGAAGGACATCACGGCATTAAAGAAGTACATCGGCGTTATTGGACAGGAGCGATTCGACGCTATCCAAGAACGATACGACAAACAGGAATTAAACGCCGCGATCACAGGGCCTGAATCAAAGCCCACGAACTATACTCCGCTCACAACCACGCAGAAGAAACAAATGTCGCCGTTGTACTTGAGCATTGACGACATGCAAAAAGCTCTTGACGCGCCGCCCCCGCCGGCGCCCGAACAACAGAAGCGAGCGGCGGCGTTAGTGGCGGCCTTGCGTCAGCGCAAGAAGATTACAAGTACCGATATGGCCGTCCTTAAGGAACAGGGCGACGCGGTAAGCCTGGCAGACCTGGAAGAAATCCAGGCCTTGTACAAACAACAGAGATTGGATGCCGCCATAACGGGGAAGGAAAAGAAACAAGCCCCGATAAGCCAACAGGACGCCGCGCGTGCGCAAGGACTTCTGAGCACATTGCAAAGTAGAGATGTGTTATCTAGGAAAGATCTGTCCGCGTTGAAAATAGTTGAGAGCGCATTAGACCCAAAGGCGGTCGCTGAAATCAAAGCGCGATACGAACAACAAGTGATAGACGCGGCGCAGAACCGTGTTGATGTATCCCCGGAGCGCAAGGAAGCAGCTAACGTTATGATGCAGAGCTTACGCGAGCGTTCCGACTCTCTGAATTATAATGAAATCACTGCGGCGAAAGCTGGCGCCAAGGGCATGCCGGAACTGGAAAAAGAGGTCGCCAAATTTGAAGAGCAGTGGCGTATCCGGCGTATACAGAGCGTTGGTAGCGACGCAAAATCCTCAGCCGCACCCGCGCCGAAAGTCTCGGAGGAACGCTTGGCCGCCGCACAAGAAACGCTTGACGTGTTACTCAAGAACGCGGACTCCCTGACACTTGGCGACTTGCAAAAAGTCGGGCCGGGGTTCACGGGCATACCGGGCATGGCGGAACAGATCGGGGCACTAAAAGAAAACATACGCAAACGATACCTCGAAGCGGCAACTAAAAAATTCACCGCCCCGGATACAGAGGCCGTAGCTACAGAGGTGGAAACGGCAACGGCAGAAACAACTCAACCAAGTGGCGTTATACGCGGGCGCATCTCCAAGACAAAGACTACATCCGGGGGTGCGCGTGGCGTGCAGGTGGAGGTGAATCCTGAAACACTTGCTATGGCCACCGCTCTCAGCGACAAATTGCTGAACGGCGAAGTATCAAAAGACGACATGACTCTAGCGAGAAAGTTTTCCAATGTGCTATCGCCTGATGTTATGTCAAGTTTAGAGACCCGCTTCGCTCAGCAATCGGCACAGAGAAGAATAGACGGCCCGCAAACGCAGACCGATGAGCAGTTCGTAGCCTTACTTAAAAAAGCAACCCCCGTAATGCGCGGGTGGGTAGAGAACCTAGAAAAGATGAGCAAGAGTTTGGAGAATAACAAACGCAAGCTCACAAAAGAAGAAGTTGCTGAGGTTCAACGCGGGCGCGAAGTGTTCAGGAAATATAAAGAGATTGCCGGGCAAGCGGGGGAGATGTCCGATGAGGAAAGACAACTTGTAGAACGTGGCGATGTTGCCTCACTCGGCATAGGTATGTTCGGGGATAAACCGGAACGTGGTGGGATTAAAGGATTCTTCGAGCGACTTAAAAATCCGCGCACCGGATTGGGTTCCGATCTGTTCTTTACTTCCCGGATGTTCAGACAATTTCTGCAACCGCTGATTGGCGGCGGGGAACAGTATCAACAGTATCAAAACCAAATGAACGCCTATCGTATGATGGGAGGCGCAGGTATAGATAGAGGTAGCCAGAACGTCGTCGAAAATTTACAACAGATGAAAATGTCTCGCATGCGCACCGGTGGATACATAATGGCTGGCGCGAATGGCATGCTTGGCGGTGATGGGCTTGGGAGTCAAACTGTATCTGATGTTCTCGGTATAGGTGGGGCCGCAATTGGTACTGGGTTGGTTGCTGCTAATCTTGCATCTATGCTTCCAATGATAGCCGGATCAGCTGGGCCAATCGGATTAGCCGCTACCACTCTGACCGGCCTAACGCTCGGAGGGTTACGGGTCGCCGGGGAAGCAAAAGACACAGATAAAATGAAAGCTGAGGTTGCGGCTGGAAACGCATCGCCAGCAAACCGTCTGTTTGTAGCTAGAGAATATGCAAAACAAGGAAATTATACATCCGCGTACAATGATGCGGCTTTACCATACTGGACTGACATAAAAAAGGACTTTGAATCAACCGGTAATGTAAATGGTGCCACACGGTCGTACATGTTCGGTTCGCGTGGGGGAAAGGAATTTGAATCACTCCGTGTTGGAATTTCCGGTGGCGCAACCGGAGAAATGAGAGACGAACGATTGCAAATAGCCGGATCGTTGTGGGGAAATGTCGCAACAACTGGTATGCGGAGAGCTGTACCCGGAAATGAATTTCAGTCCAGGGGGGCTGAAATTGGGACGATGCTTGGTAATGTCTTAGACACAAGACTGGTTGGCCTTTCTCCCGAAGCTACATATCAAATGAGTTTGTCCTGGGTTCAGGCAATGGGAGAAGGAAAGACTACAGAAGCGGCGCAACTGGATTTCCTCAAACAAGCATTCACCGGATCGGCTTACGAAAACATGTCAATTAAAGGCATGCTTCCACAAGCTATGTCCGGTTTCCTACAATACGCAGGCGCAAAACAGGGAATGGGACAAGTTGTCACAAAGTCTATTGAAGACTTTTCTCAAGAAAACCAGAGCGTCACTGAACGAGCCGGTCTTGCGCAATATTACAGTACAGCAAACGCACTCGGCTCGCTTGGCCTAACTTACAACGATTCTTTTGTTGCTCAAGCCGGACAGTTGCCACTGCAAAGCCAGAGAGATTCCCTGGTCAGAAGCGAAGCGCAAATGTTCAACACGCTTCCGCTATTGACTAAAGAGGTGCAAAGTTTGGTCACTGGAATGGAGGTCGCAGTACCGGGGCGCGTAGACCCCCTGTATGGTATGCAGACACTTCCAGTAGACGAAGAGTTTGTCCAGAAGCAAAACGACGCGATGCGTATGCTCACGCAAGTACAATCCGGGAATCCATGGGCCGCAAGCAAGATGAAATCCGAGAGCTTATGGGATGCGCTCCCGGATGTATTGCAAAGCTGGTTCGGCGGTGGGGAATCAATGCCTGCAATTTTCCAGAAACAGACAACTCGCGGATTCCAGATCGGATATGAAAATTTGCCAAGTTCTGACACGGAGTTAGGGCAAGCAATGCGATATGGGTTCAAAGTTGATGGTGAACAGTATCAAGGCATAGAGTCGTACATAGGACAAGGTGGTACATTCGAGGCCGCAATGCACAACGCTTTTGTCGGATTCGCTCAAGATGCTATCCCGATACAGGTTGCCCACAAAGGGCTGGACGCCATAGAGAAGTTTGGATCGGGTGACGGAATGATGCCTGCGTTCGGGGCCGTTGAGGGAAAAGGATTACAACAGCTTCAAATCGAAAGTGCGGCTGAGGGGTATCGAGACTCCATGTTTAAGCTGAGCCTGCAATTCGAGGACTTAGCCGACAACTTGAAGTTTGTCCCGGAGAAATTGGATATACAAGATCAACTCTTCAACATCGGCGTCCAGAAGCAGCGCGAACAAATGCAAGATTCGTGGAGCCGATTCGAAATTCAATGGCAATGGGGAATGGATGACTTGCTAAAGAATTTTAACCGTAGCATGACGCGAATTGGTTGGTCTGAAAGCGATCTGAATTTTAGACAAAATACGTCCCAGCTCGATTTTGCGTGGGCTATGGAGGATATACAGGAAAACCTCAAATACGCCACGGGACGGCAACGGAGGGCCTTGCTCCGGCAACAGGACAGAGGGACTATCAAGTTTGCGCTTGGCCAATCACAGATAGATGAACAGAGAAGTCGCTTAGACATACAACGCCAATGGGCAGAAGAAGACTTCAACACAGCGCAAGATCGGCATAACAAAAGAATGGAATGGGAGAGTACCCGTTTCGCTCGGCAAAACGCATACTTCGAGCAGGAAACGGCTTTGCGCATGCGTCTAAATGCGATCAATCGAGCGATGACGATGAACCAACTCAATCGTCAGCAACGATCCCTGCAAAATGCTCAGCAGCACCTACGGTTAACCTATGCACAACAGCGAGCAATCCAGGCAATCCAAATGACAGTCCAGAACTTCCAGGCTGGCGTGAGCAAGATTACCAATGAGGGGGCGCGGAGCGTTGAGATATTTGGTTCGCTCAGTGCGTCATTGCGCTCCGCCGCAGCCGGGGCCCGCAGATTAAGAAGCGCATTGGGCGGTGGCGTGAGCACGGGGCGGATTAAATATTACGCGAACGGCGGATACACCGGTGAGGGTGGCACGGCTGTCCTTCATCCGGGTGAGTATGTCCTGAATAGCAATCTGACCAAGACTTTCGAGCAGAGAGTTGGGCCTTTGACGAACTCGAATCTGAACGCACTGGCTAATAGCGGAGACCCACGAGTTATCAGCGTGCTTCAACAGATACTAGGAGCGATTGTTAGCCAGGATGTCAGAAGTGTGAACGTCTCGGTGAACACCAACGATGCCCGTGCCGGAGCCGTCGAAGGATTATCCATAGCTAAGGAATTGGAGTTAAGTTAATGACTGTTAAGTGCCATATACACTTAGATGATCCACTGGTTCCACGCGATATTGACAATGCACCAGCGGCAAGGTGGAAAGCTACTAAACGCAGTGACATACCAACTGCCCAAATAGGCGTGAGCCGTTCTCACACCGGGTATACATACGTGGCCCGTGTTGTAAACTCGAATGGATTACCGGTTGTGCATCATGACTGGCGATTCATGCTACGGGTTACACGAGCGGAATACGACTACTTATGTACATTGCTTGGAAAAGTGTTAGAATTCATAGACAATGTACATGTCGACGACGGAGTGGATCATTCCGGGTATATCAAGAGCGTTGCGCTTAAAAGTATATCTGATATAAACAACCTTGATCCATTGTTAAATAAATTCGATGTGGCTATAGAGTTAGTTGACTTGGAGGCTCCTGCTTGATTACAGATTTAACACAGGCTCAAATAGATAAATTATTGTCCGGCCCTGGGGACACGCAGTCGAAGTTGATCCTCGAAAAGTTTGGTTTTTCTTGGAACGCATCAGCCACAGCCGTCCCGGATAATGTGAGCGCGATAGGTTTATACGATTCTAATACAGTGATCGTCTTAGCAATAAATGAGAATTCGATTGACTATTGGCGATGGGATGGGACAACTGTTACCTCTGGCTCATACGACATTGGTGCGCCTCCCGGCAATCTGGGTGTTGCGGATGGAGAAAAACTAGGATACTTCACACACAACAACGGGTTATATGCAATTGACCTGACAACTGGTGCAACAACACTTAAAACGACACCATCCTCCACGATTGTTAAAATCGGGGTCGCGGCTAAGGACAAAGTGCATTTTGTCTTTAGACATTCTGACTCCGTTTCTCGTTTGGGGTGTTGGAATGGTACAGACATCATAATGTCTGAGGTGTATTGGCCTTACGCGATAAATACGTTTGATGCAAAGGCACGTGAGGATCATGACGTTGTGCTTATCTCCGGCGAAGGTATCCCGTATCAGGCCGCCGAGGCGCAAGGAATTAATGCGGCCTGGACTATCAAGAAAACAACAATGGTCGCCACGTTAATATACATCAACGAACGTTACTCGGATCACTACACCGTTGCTACGGGAGAAACGGATATAAACCACATAGTGAGAAACGCGAACATGTTTGTTACCCCACAATCTGTTGGCATCATCTATGAAAGTGACGCCTATGGAAATAATATGCTCGCCATTACCATGAGCACATACGGAAGAGCATGGGAGATCCCTACACCGTTACGGTTCCCGCCAACAGACGGCCAGCGCAGTTTCTTTGCGGTGACGGATGATAGGATGTACTGTTGTAACGATGGAGTCATGTATAGTTCGCATGCAAACTATCGAGTCAGCGTTCACAACCCAAACGTGCAGATGGATGTCACTGATTTAATACTCGGAGGGAGTCTGAACCTGCGTGTTAAAGCGGGGCTGAGCGGATTGAAGTTATTCGGTAGCACGGAACTGATGGACTTCTTGGCAGATCAACAACCGGTCATGTTAATATTCGAGATTGGTTATCACTATGCAGACGAGTCGATCCGCACCGCCGTATTTCTTGGCGAGAGTAATACCATCTCGTATGAGAATTCCCCCAGCGGCGGGAACGTCGTGACGATCAATGCAACCGATGTGCTTGCATGGTTAGATAGAAAGAGCGGGTATTTCGTAGAGATACCCGCCCTCACGGGTGGACATGATGACTACAGAGACAACACTAAGGCTGATACAAACTACGGAGGTATGACACATACCGTGGCTGTCGAGGGATCGTGGAATACACCACTACTCGAAGAGAAACGCGTGTTGGAGCCAACTGAATTTACAGGGGGGCGTGTCGTTGCATTTTCAACATTCGTTCCGGACGCATTGAATGGATTTTGCCAAGCCTGGTACAAGTATGACTCGGCCTCAGAGGAAATGGTTGGCCTCTTGGCCCGTGGGGTAGCCGCGTATATTCTCACCCAAGCTACCTGGAATCCAGACAGCGGAACAGCCGCTATTACGCATTATCCCGGAACTCGTAATACATCACAAGAGTTAGAGTCATTTGTTCTCGCTTCCGTGAGCGCGAGTCTGGCAAATGAAGCATGGCTTCGTTACCAAGTTCGTTACGCCTTGCACAGAATGTACTATTCGACAGACGGAGTAAATTATTCGTTACTATTAGAAGCCATCTCCGAGAAAGGCGCGTTTCCCGGCCACTTTGGTGTCGTTGGAAAGATTCCAGAACCCAAAGCTCCGTGGGAGCCGCCTGATGATCCGGGCGACCCGCCAGGGGACCCGGAGTGGCCGCCACCTCCGTGGGAGCCACCCGTTGAAGAAGAACAGAACGGTGGAATCGTGGCATTCGTGATACACACGGAAAACAAATCATATACCACAAAAATTTATATTACACGTAATATAGGTGCATTGAACCCGACGTGGATTGACATTTCTCCCGTTCAGGGATATTGGCATCAGTTACCAGGAGAAGAAGAAGAATGGCTAATGCGTTATATCCCTATATATGATGCCCCCTTTAGTTTGCAATTTGGAACAAGAACAAGCCATTACTGGTTGTATCTAAGTGGATATTCTGGAACAGCAGTTAAATATGATCCATTTGCCGCATATTCAGATTATCACCACTATCATTGGGAACCAATATGTTCAGACTATTCTCCGGATGATTGCAGGACTGGCGGTCGTGTATTGCAGAGTCCCAACGCTTCTGGAGTAATGTTGATGTTTGATCCAGAAGGTACTCGCTATCTTGGTGGAGATGTTGATGCTACATTTGCTTACAAAGGTCAATCCGTTAAGTCAAAATCTACCTATGCTGGATTCCAACGTATTCCGGCATCGCGGTATCTTAGTTGGTACGATAACGAAAACGAAATTTTTGCAGGCCATTCAATATTAAACGATCCCGCTGGCGGGGCGTTTAACTTTTCATCTTCTGGGGAGCCGGGAGATAGAACATATTTTCCGGACGCGTATCAAAAAACAGAAAAATGCCCTCCGCCGCGTCCAGGAAACCATTGCTATAACGGGGGCGCTATAACTCTAGATTTCGCGGCACGTGAAAATGATGAAAAGGCATACTATGCTTATATCAAACTTTATGGGTGGGCAGAAGCCTCTCCCGATACGGGGGGTGGGAAAAGTGTATCGATCAAAATAACAGCAACCTCTAATAAAGTACATCCCGGAAGTTGTGAACCTATGGTAGCAATATATAATTCCGGCGATATATCTTGGGAGTGCTCGAAAACATTTGAGGATAAATATGTTTTCACAACGCCGAACATGAGCAAAACAGTATGGCTCGAAAAGGAATTTTTGCTTAGATGCGCGGGGAAGCACATGGATGAATATGAACATGGGGCAAGGGCAAGAATACAGGTGTATTACTCGGCACTGGGCATGCATCCAAAATGGGAGATTCATGGATACTGGGTATTGCTCAGTTCTGTTGATGCGAAAAGTGGTTCCCAAGCAGGCAACGCAGTTTATCATCCTCCTTATGGAGACACCGTCCCCATGCGGGTACTACACAATACTATACCAGTTGGATATTCAGGTAACCTTGAAGATTTAGAATGTGGAAATTGTCAAGTCGCAAATTATGCTTGTTGTACTTTACCGAGCAATGATGTTGCCATTGCAGTATGCCCGAACTGGGCCGTCGCCCCCTTGGCTAGACTTAGAAACACGGGATGGATTATGAGTGATCCCACCCCAGGTGGAAATGGGTATAATTATATTTCATTTGATGAGCTAGAGGGGCCGTGTAAATGGGCCGGCAATTATGAGCCGCTTGATATACCAATTACAATAACGTCGGCAGGACATAATATCGCACAGCGAAACGGTTTGTTTGCGGCGATTAGTAAGAATAGAGCATATCTTTATTTGTCTGACGATGGATTTGCAACTCATGATACCGCTATTATTCCCACTGATGTAATAGGAGACCCCTATCCCGGAATTGATATAATGTATATAAATAGCCGCCCATATGTTACATTGTATGGACAAAATGGAGTATTATTATACGATTGGGATAACGGAATATTTATCAACAAGACAGGTAACCTTGATATGCCCGATAATAGTTTTAAGGGAGAAACATGGAACGGAATTACCGCAATAGACTCGAATGACACGGAAGTGGAAATATGATTCACTTCGATAAATTCCAATGTTATGACACGCAATTCTCTTTAAGTATAGCCGAAGGCATAGCTGCGCTGTTATCTATCGCTGGAATACATAAATGTTTATATGATGCAAGGCCTTGGACAATAGCAGACGGGGAAACCAGTGGTGTGTTTTCGCGCTCAGGCCATCATATTACAGCGACCGATTACGGGACAATTAAACTTTGCAAAGCCGGAGGTAACATTATTATCGGCGGTTCGATAATTGATGGCGCGTCATACATGGTTGGCTCTGGCCCACCCGACGCAATTGCAAGCGGAGTGGGTGTACGCTTTACGGATGCACATATAGAATTCTTTGACTCAACTGGGTCTACTCGTTCACGCTGGCCTCGCGGCTCCGAAGATGTATACGCACGCATTCTATTTCATGAAATAGTAAATTATAAATTGAACGTCGAATACAAAATCGTCGCCGTGTATGTGGGCGATAGTCTTGTGGCCGCGAATGCAATCAAAGTGGATTATGACGTTAGTTCAGAAAGTGTGTATTTAATCATGGATAACGCGGGTACAGTTCTTATAGAAATAAATGACCTGGGTGGGTTCGCCAAAAATGCAAGTGTTGATCCAGGAGAATCTGTAACATCCGGATTGGGGCGGCTTGTACTTGGATTACCATTACATTTATTTGCTAGGTATGACGGCACGGCTAGATACTATTCCCCGGTTCCCAGAGATGCAGAATACAATTTAATTAATTATATTAACCAAGCCAGGGGAGTACGCCAAACCAATAATTACAGAGCATTGTCTGGGATTGTACGGGCGGTAAGCGCATTACCCGAAGCTGAATATTTACATGTCGATTCCGTTGATAAAGTTGGTTCACAATTTAATATAGCCCAGAATCCAAACATCCTTACATACGAAGGTGCATTAATTGAAGCCGAAAGGGTTCAACGCAAATCCAGAGAGACTTTTCGCACATTGGAGGTTCAGGGATATGCTTTTCCCTTAATGGAACCCGGAGATGTTTTCTTGGCCAATGGCGAAAAATGGATTCACAATTCCGGGGATTTTACACTTGAAACAAATGGAAGCTACAAAGCTCGTATAGCAGCGAGGCATTATGAGCAATGAGTTGACCCAAGCGTTAAACAAATATATGGACAAGGTTAGACCCCGCGACTCTGTTCTTGGTACAATTCTTTCAATGACGCCGGGCAATAATGCTCGTGTTATACTAACAGACGGGACTACGGTCAAAATAAACGTTCCGTTTGCTGTAAGCGAAGGTGACAGAATCGTGTGCGTGCGTCCTATTGGGTCACCAGTTTGGATAACAACTGGGGTTGCACAAATCCGTCGCGTCGGCGGCTCTCCGAGTAGTAGCGATGGTAATGATAGCATAGGCATCACAAGAATGCCTTCTGGATTTCGAGTCATTGAAATGGAAAATATTATTATTTTCCGGTGGTCGGGGTGGCCTGATTTTATCGGTGGGTATGAAGTACAAGTATCAGAAGTCGACGATCATAACGACGCTCACACAGCCGCCGTTACTATGGGATGTACTTTTATAACGGAGCAATATACTGCCGTGTATGCCCGTGTCCGAGCGGTAAGTAACTCTTTCATCAAGAGCGCATGGAGTCAGTGGATACATGGAAGAAAGATTCCAAAAGAGGAACTACAGTTACCCTATCCACCAATAGAGTGGAACGTCACCGGGGCACTGGTTGCACTAGATGGTGTTGGTGGATATAAATATCTACCGGTGACCACGAGGCCCGCTGGTGTTAAACTCACTTGCGATGTACTTGGAAATTCAGGTTCAACTGAGATTGACATAAAAGGCACTAATGATTTATCTGGCTCGTGGGAGACGTTGTTATCTACACGGCCAACGCTGGCGTATAATGATACCACGTTAGTCGCTGATGGGGTCGTCGGTCTCGGAGGATTTCGAGAGGGCATGTGGCTACGTTTAGACATCGTAGATGTCGCTGATGGAGCCAGAGGTTTGAATGTGGTAATATATGACTATAGAACGATGCCGGTAAACTTACTTACACTAACCGGTGTTGGATATGAAAGCTAAGGAGGCTTTGCAATGACATTACCGTCAACTCCAAAGAGTGGTGATTCACCAGGACTTCCATTATTATTTTTGGGTTATGTAAATGCTGGGAGCGTTGACGCTGCTATCTTCATGGCCGGGAGTAATCTTGTTACAGAGGATGGGGAAGCCCTTGCTGCTATGGCAGTTGGCGGCCCTGCTCAAAGTGGAAATGCCAGTATTAGTTACCCGGTAATAATCGGCGGCAAATATACATCTGCTCCATCATCAGTTGACGAGGGTGATGCCGTCCAGATCGCTGTTGACTCACGTGGGCGTTTGGTAGTAGCTCCACATGTGTCCGAAGGCGGGGATATAGCTTCTACGGCTACAGTTTCCGAGACCGCCGCAAGTTTAGTATCGGCAAATGCGACTAGAAGTGTTTTGAGAATCACGAATATGGATACGGCGGATTGGATTTTTCTGCATACCGGCAGTGCTCCCGTTGATAATTCGGGGATAGCAATTGGCCCAGGTGATAGCTATGAATTTGCTGGGCCGTCCTTGACTTATAAGGCAGTATGGGCGAAAGCTGTCAGCGGGAGCGGTGGTGTAATCGTGGCAATATACGAGAAGTCCGCGACATGATCCACGATGACAGGGTGTATGGCCGACCGCTAATTACATACAAAGCGACTCGGATTGAAATAGAATCGTCTTATTCAGAGACGGGGATGTTTGCATACGCTACTGATATTCAAAAAATCGGATATTACGCTGAAACAGAATGGATATGGATCAACTCTGCGGGAGGAACATCTGGTAGCAGAGGTGTATCTAGAGTTGTTGCAAGATGGCATGCTGATGGGCCGTTAGCTGTATACGATGAGGTTGACGGGATTTGGGTAGTCCCGGCACTCTGCAAAGTAAATTCCATCATATTGTATATTGAATCGAAGGGATCTAGCGGATCGACCGTTGTGGACATCGAGAAGTCGTCAGATGGTGGAAACGCATTTGTAAGCATGTTTGATTTTGCCGACAAACCGGAATTAGTGTATAATGATACTAATCACACTGCAATTTCTGCAACTAGCGCAGAACAGATATTGTTGCCTGGTACGTTGCTTAGGATGAATATAGATCAAATAGCTACGGGAGCTAGAAATTTGAGTGTCACGCTCAATCTGACAGAATACACGTCAACTACATCAACGCTGTTGACGATTATGGGGATTGCATAAGGAGAATGTAAATGGCTGATATACCAGCGGCGCCGCAAGAAGGTGGCCCAAACCAACGCGAAATGTTATTTCTCACACAGTCTGACGGAGCAGGTGGATTATGGGCCACTCTACTCAGTGCTGTAACCAGCGAGCTTATAAATGGGCAGCGCGTGGGCGTAATGCACGTCGGCGTCGCGGATGAAGATAATGTAGCTCCGGCAACGACGGTAACTACATACAATATCGAGTTAACACTTGCCAACACCGAATACTCCCAAGCGTTACCTAGCAATTGCAAGGCTATTTCGTTCCGTTGCCGCTCGTCGGAAGATGTACGTTTTGCCTGGGTAACTGGAAAGGTCGCCGCGCCAACCGCACCGTATCAGACCCTAAAAGCAAATAGCGAGTACTGGAAAGACGGCGTATTCATGTCAGGTGCATTATATTTCGCATCCGCCGTAGCGGGTACTGTCATTGAAATGGAGGTGTGGAGCTAATGCCAATCTCATATTATCCACCATTAAAGTCCGTCAAATTCTTAGTACCAGCCGATCACGGAGAGGACTTAATTACACCGAAGGATTATCTCGCAATGAGCGTGCGAGGTTGGACGCTACCTAACGATGTCATCAGCGTCGCCTGTGGTCATTTTATCTGTCCGTTAAATTTCCATTCCGATCTTAGTGTAAAGGCGTTAGCTGTGCCGTTCGCAACGGGTGACTACAGAGGATGGCTCGCCGCGAGATACGGAGAGATAGGTGAGGACTTCGATAACACTATAGAAACAGAAGGTATTAACATAACAATTCCAGTAACAATAGATAAAGTCAGCGTTCTATATACTTTGCCATTGCGATATGTAGAGGTTAATGATGTTATTACTCTCTGCGTGTCCAGAGAAGGGAACGACATAAACGACACAATCAATGCTAGTGTCGGATTCATAGGCTTCTTAGTGGAGTACATAGCAAAACAATGATACATAATGGCCATGTCGTCGGTCTGCCCCTCGTGGATTACGTAGATACAAAAGCAAACATCGAAGCTCTTTCATCAGAGAGAGGAATGACTGCCTTTGCATCTGACACCAAGCGATTTGGTGTCTACGGTGGAACTGACTGGATATGGCTAGGTGGGGCCATAGTTCATAATAACACAACTGAGAAACAGGGTGGAGATGATAGCAATGATGAATTCTATCATCTTTCAAAAGACGAGCATTCTTTAATGGTAGGTCAATCTATTCCAGAATATGAAATCGAAACAGCCATCACGGCGACTCTAGGTGCTGGCGACAAGGTTTTTTGGCTGGGATACGAGCATTACTATGAACGGGGGCACGACCAGATCATCCAAGTAAAAATAGACGGAGATATTGCACCAGCGTCAGCGTGGAGCGAAGCATCTCAACGCAAAGCCCCCGGCAACGTAGGCAACATAGCCAGCTATTCAAACAAAGAGGACTATGTAAATCAGTCATTCAAAGACTTCGTATGGTGGATATTACGCACATCCACCACCGCCAGCGAAAGCTGGCAAGTCACAATTCGAGAACGGTTTATCGTGACAAATCCACTTCACGTTAGCGCAGTTAAAACAACGAACGCCAGCACCCAAGTTTTAGACACGACTACAGACTGGGTATTAGCCGGAGGAATCGGTGATGCAGGAATATCACCACAGAACACAAATGCGCTACTTGTTTCCAACTGCCCACCAGG